CCCTCGGGCGGTGACGCCTTGGGCAACCTCTTCCATCTGATCGCACGCGGCATCTTCTTGCCACGCTCGCTTTTCAGGAAGTTCGGGAGTTCAAGATCAGCAATCATCCACAACCTCATTCGGTTTTCCACTACAGTAGTAGTGTAGCACAGTACTACTCTCTTGTCAAATCGGGCGAATTGTGCTGGTCTCGTTTGAGATCGATTTTATAAGGCTTTTATCAATGCCGCGCCGTCCTCGCCGTCCCACTCCACCTTCCGTCAACACCACCATAACGAACGCTGAGATCAATAGGACGCGCTCGACGATGGAAGCTTCGGGCGCAATCATTCGTCGAGCAATGGAGGGAGTACGCGCACTTGGCCAACGTCCACGCCCTGCTATTGATCCGAACGTAGTTCATGCAGCGATCAGCTTTCTCGCGCGAGAAGGCATTCTAGGAGAGCTGCCTGAAGGAACGTTACTCGTCGACAACAGGGTGCCGTATGCGGATGGACATTTCTACGGACCCACCGCTATAGGCGGCAATGCTGGATGTTTAACTTGGCGTGATACTTCGGACATTCAGCCCGCTCGCGAATGGAGATGGCTACTACCCGAATCATTGCCGCAAGCCACGGTCAGCCACACAGTCACTTCAATAGATCAGACCAACACCGTCGCTACCGCTCCAGCTCAAGGACTAAGAAGCTCAAGATACTTCGCGCTTGATGGCCGTGTGTCATCAGCCTTCATACGCGACTGCGCGCGCGAGCTGAGCGATAGGTTCAACTGGCCAAGGCTTCCGCTCGATTCCACTCACGCTCGGCTCATCAGCAGCGGAAGGATGTTGTGGGAGCCCTTCGGTGTATTTTTTGGCCCCGACCATCCTTCAAACTCCTCCCCGGGAAACCTTTGCTTTTCGTTCAGCCGGGAATATCGGCCTATGGGGTCCGATGCTGATGAGGTTTATATCTGGGCGATCCCCACTGCTGAACGCCCTCGGCCTCCATTCCCCGGCCGGGCCGATCCGACTTTTGGTCGAGCTGAGCCCACGCCCGATATCGATCCGCTTTCATTCTATCGATCGGCGATGATACCCGAACAATTTCAGGAATATCGACGTTTTCTGGACCAAGTAATTCCTGATGAAAATACCCGTATAGAAAGGGGCTTGACGGGTACTACCCCAAGCCCTATATCTTCCGTAGCTGAACCACAGCCGAATGAGGCTAGATCAATGCTCGTAAGCAACAGAACCTTTGGCGTCGAACTGGAAATCGCCTATCCAGCAGACGGCTCGATCCGCTCACAAGCGAGCCTCGCCCGACTGCTGAGTGCCAAGGGCGTTCCCTGCTATGATGCAGGCTACAGCCACATAACGACGGGGCAATGGAAGGTGACCAGCGACGCAACCGTGATGGACGGCTGCGAGCTGGTGAGTCCGGTCCTCTCCGGGGACGCGGGGCTGGACCAGCTACGGAAGGTTTCCGCAGTACTGGTTGAAGCCGGCTTCAGGATCAACAAGACATGCGGCATGCATGTGCACATCGGCCACGCGGGCATGAGCGAGCAGGAGAAGGCCAACGTGTTCCTGCGCTACGCCCAGCACGAGGCCGAACTGGACTGGATGATGTCCGCGTCGCGGCGGGGCGACAATGGCGGTGCGATCGGCGGCGGCATCTACTGCCAAGGCCTTAGAAACTGGCGGAACGCGCCTGCTCTGGTGAACCTCACGCGGACCATCGAGTACGCCGCTGGCAGAATGTACGGCTACAATCGCTATACCAAGCTCAACCTGCTGACGGCCTCGCACGGCCACCCGACGATCGAGTTCCGGCACCATCAAGGAACGATCGAGGCCGACAAGATCATCAACTGGGTCAAGTTCTGTGTCGCCTTTGTCGAGACCACGATCGCCAAGGCACGCGGCACGGTCATTCTCGGCACGGCTCCGCAGCTGATGAAGAAATACAACAGCGCCGCCGACGTGCTGAAGGCAATCAAGAAAACCTACCGGGGCGAGGTGACGAAATCCTATCGGGTCGCCGAGCTACTACTCAACACGACCGTAGGCTTGACGCGGGATCAGCTGAGCGAGCTGGTCAAACAGGACCTGACGCAGATCAGCGTGATCCTGCAGCACTTCAAGGATAAGAAATTTGGGCTGATAAAGCTCAACAACCCGAATCGGGACACGGAGCGGTGCAAGTACGTCTATGCGATTGAGCCGGGCTCAGCCGAGGAGGCTCCCCCGGCACCGCCCGTGGTCGAGAATGTGTTCCTTGGGATACCTCCCGAGGTGACAGAGTACTACAAGGCCCGGCAAAACCACTTCAAGAGGTTGGCTGGGGTACTGGTTGAGGAAAGCCAGTCGAGTGAGGCAGCATGAGTAAGAAAAAGTGGAAAGAGAAGTCAAACCGGATTGTCAGTCCTACCCAATACCTTGCCAAGACGCAGGGCAACTGGGATCGCGAGGAGGCACGGTTGGCCAAGCTGATCGCTGAGCGCGAGGAGCGGTTGGAGCGTGAGCAGCGGGAGAGCACTCGCCTTGCAACACCAATGGGCAGCCGGGACTTCGATGCGTGGATACATGATCGGCAGGTGCGGCCGCACGTTCGGGTGAAGGCTCATAGCACGCCTGTGTATACCCCGCGCGTCGATCGGCGCATCTACTTCGCCTATGGCAGCAACCTGCTGGAAAGTCAGATGCGGCATCGCTGCCCGGGCGCGACCAAGCTCTACCCGCACGAGCTGCCCGGCTTCAAGCTGGAGTTCCAGCGGTACGCCAACATCGTCGAGGGGGCTGAGACCGACTCGGTTCCCGGGTTCATGTGGCTGATCCATCCCGAGGACGAGCAATGGCTCGACAAGTTCGAAGGGGTGGGTAGTGGGTCGTACCATAAAAAGACCTTCAAGTTCTTCACGCCGCGCGGCAACTGGAGGGACGTGCTCTACTACCAGAAGCCCAAGGGCCGGCTCATTCCGCCCTCGGGCGACTATTTGGAAAAGATCGCGGCCGGCTACGCACGCTTCGGCTTCCCGCTGAACAAGCTGGGAGACGCTGTGAGCGAGGCCAAGGAGGCGGACAAGATTTACCAGCAGGCAATCAAGGCCAAGCAAGTTGAAGCCGAGCCTTTGCCTTTCGATACTTCCGTAGTCGACGAAGACGGGGTACTGGACGGCATGGGTCTAAATGAGTTCACCCTGAAGGACTTGGAAATCATCACACAGGACCCCAGCTGGAAGATCACGCGAGAGGAACGCCGGGCCCTGCGCCGGGTAATCCGACAGTTGAAGGAAGAGCAAGGAGAGTAGTCATGAGTGAGATCATAGAACTGAGCATCGCCGGCACGAGCCGCGCGCTCGTGATCCGCGCCCTGACCGCCTATCGGCGTCATGCCGAGCAGCGGTACGATCCGAGCTTCGTCCCCAAGCCCGGCAAGGTCGATCGCAACGTCGAGATCATGCGCATCGGTGCGATGCTGCTCGATCGCATCGGCGTTCCCGAGACCGGGACGGTCGTCCTTCAGACTACGGATGCCGAGCGCCGCATCCTGCGTCAGGCGCTGCTCACCTACGGAACGCGCCCCAACGACGAAATCCCGGCGACCGACATGCACGATGCGAGCAAGCTTGCGGAGAGAATTCCCGACGCCGGCACGCCCTCAGCAAATCGTCCCGAGCCGCAGGCCCGGGTCGAGCGAGTAGCGGACTACCACGTTCGCTAAACTACTACCCCCGGCCGAATGAGGTTGGTCATGTCAATGAAGGTTTTCGATCTGGGCCCAAACTGGGATCGCTTTCAGGCGAGCCATCAGCGGGAGGCGTCGTGGTTGAGCCGCAAGGCCCATACCATGAGCTTCGCCCAGCAAGCGGTGCGCAGGATCGATCAGGACGGCAAGCTGGCCGACTGGCAGCTGACCGTGATCCGCCAATACCTAGCCGACGAGAAGTCCCATGCTTGAGTACTGGGTGTGCAGCAACTCACCCCTGCTCTGTCATGCAACCAACTTCGCGCTGATGACGTTGGGAATTCTGGTCGTGAGCTTGGCGCTCTTCGGGTTCACGGAAAAGAAATAGTTGTCCCGATTGACATCCACAGGGTAGTAGGCCGACATTCCGAATGAGGAGTAGGTAATTATGTACGACGTGAACGAACTGCTGGAGCCGGCTGGCATCATCGCTCCGGTGCTCTGGATCGAACGGGGTGACGGCCTTCGGCAAAGACTGAGCGTTGCCGCCGATCTCGACACAGCCAAGCGGGAAATGACTCGCTGGCTGTCGTACTGGAAAAACCAAGGTACTAAGCGAACAGTTCATCGTGTCGACTCCCTGTCCGCGACCCTGACCTACAACGGCATGCGCGAGGCCGTGGTCTACATCGAGCCGTTCCCCGAACGGCCGGCTCACGACGGCGACCTGCGCGTCCAGCGATCGAGGAAGCCGATTCCTTGATCACCGACGTTGCGATCAAACTGGAGCGCGGGACGATCTACTCGATCGCGCTGCGCTCGGGCGACCACACGGACCTCGTCAAGCGGATGCGTCCACACGAGAGCATTTCCGCGATCGCCCGCGCGACCCATGGCTTCCTCACGCATCAGCACGAGTTCCTGAGCCGTCCCAAAGCCCGGAAGCACGCGCTCGCCATCGGGCAGGTGAAAGAGACGCTGCACTCGCGCGAGCTGCATTACGAGGACCTGATGCGATGATCCTAGACGCCACCCTCCTCATCCTCACGGCCAGCCTGATCCTGTTGGCGGCGGTGTACTTCACTCAAGGGTTCAGTAGTGGGCGTCCGATCGAAACCAAGCTCAAGTTTCAGGAGCTGGCATTGCGCACCGTGACGTGCCTGATGCTGGTCATGATCTTCCTCAAGCTCAAGTGAGTCCGATGAACGACGACAAGTCCGACGCGCCGATGTACCCGATCGAGTCGGACGAATGCCGCTATGGGCCGATGGCGTGGCTGGCCCATGACGTGTACGTGGGCAAATCGCTCAAGGTCTACGGTGAATGGTGCCAGCCGGAAATGGACCTGCTGCTCACACTGCTGCAGCCGGGCGACAGGGTGATCGAGTGTGGCTCCAACATCGGGGCCGACACCGTGGCGCTTTCCAAGCGTGTCGGGCCGAATGGAGTAGTACTAGCTTTCGAGCCGCAGCCCGTGGTCTACGCGCTTCTGACCCTGAACCTGAAGGAGAATGACTGCCGGAACGTCAGCGCCTTTTCAGCCGGGACCTCGCTCAAGGACGGCACGCTGTCGGTTCCTGTGCTCGACTACGGAAGCCCTGAGAACTTCGGCGGCGTGATGCTTGGTCCGCCCGGCGTCGGTCGCCCCGTCAAGACGGTGAAGCTCGATACCTTCGCCGGCACGCAGGAGCACATTGCGCTGATCAAGGCCGATGTGGAGGGGATGGAGCTGCCGACGCTCCTCGGGGCTTCGGGCATCATCGGCACCAGCCGGCCGATCCTCTATGTCGAGAACAACGGCGGGCCGCTCAGTGCCGAGCTGATCCGGTTCCTGCAGCAGATCAACTATCGCTGCTGGTGGCACGTGGTCGATCTCTTCCAGCCGGGCAACTTCCGGGGCGCGGCCGAGAACGTTTTTCCCAACGTCGTCTGCAGCAACATGGTCTGCCTGCCGTCCGGGGACGCCCGTATAGCCCTACTTCCAGAAGGGCTTCCTCAGGTTCTGAGCCCCCGGGACCTCGGGCCGACCGGACCTCGACAGGTCAGGCCGTAGGCCAACCCGGTAAATCTTAGATTCTGTGGGTTGCGGCAAACAGGCTGGTACCCGAGTAGCCGGTAAATTCCTGCCCCTGCATAACCCTCCCTAAGGCCTTTAAAGGCCTATGGCCCCTTTTCCGTAGCTGGGCAATTCACAGCCTGTGCATCCCGGGGACAAACGGGGGTTTGGGGATGCGATCCATTCTCAGCTTGAAACCCTCAGGGTACTACCCTACATTCAGGGCGTACCGAATGAGGTCCTTTTCCAAAATGCGCAATCGCAACAACGGTGAGTTTACCAACGTCGAGAAGGAACGGCGGCGGGCGCTTGCCCGGTATGCCAAGGCCTTCAGCGAAGGCTACCAACAGACTTCAAAGCTGCGCGCTTCTCTCCACTCGTTCAGTGGTAGTGGTTTGGACCAGCTGAACCAGCTCGGGCCCTCCAAGGTCAACCTGATGAACCATCCGGCCTACGGCCTCGACAAGGGCAAGAGAGCCGGCGCTGTGGCCCTCTGGGCCGGCGTCCACTTAGGAGATTTCAAATGAAACCTTTCCGATGTTTGGTCTGAGCTGGACGACGAGATACCGTTCTAGGCCCTTGCAATCCCAAGGGTAGTACCCTACATTGAGATTGTAACCGAATGAGGTTTTTATGAAATCCGAACAATCCTACTTCGAATACCTGATGTCCCCCGAGCGGAAGCCCAGCTACGTGGTCTACGCAGTGGGATCGACCGTCGAGAAAAAGAGCTACAAGCGCAAGAGCGACGCCATGCGGCTCGCCGCCAAGCTGAACGCTCGGTCCTTCTCGGCCACAGAGTTGAATGACCTTCAGCCTGACTACGCCGTGGCCGAGCGGCTGGAATACGAGTTTGAGGTAGTCTACGACCGGCAGGTCGAAAACCTGCGGTTTGGTGGCAAGGTGTGGGAGAAGTCCAACCTGCCCTACTACCTTTCGGTCTCGTCCAATACCTACTGGGAATCCTGATGAACGATCTGGGAGACTGGTCATGACCATCGACCCTGTGAAAGTCCTGACGGCGTTCTTCGTCAACAGCTACGATCCGGCATCGAAAAATGCGTTCGATGCCGGCGCACACCAAGCTGCCGCCCAGCTGGCCAAAGAGCTGGATGTGGAATTTGGCGCAGACGGCGACACCATAGAAATGGCGCTGCGCGAGACCTTCAAGGGGAACTGATCATGCTGTCCGAAAAACGAAAAGCCGATCGCGAGGTGATGGCCAAGGCCGTCCACGACTTGTGGCTCAAGGATGCCGGCCCTGACTTCACGGCCAAGATCGAGGGGCACACCGACGATTTCTTCCTCGGCAAAGATGCTATGATGATCACGTTGAACGGCCCGCGTGGCGTCCGACTGGGGATCGACTTCGATCGCCGCTCGCCGCAGCCCGGCGTGTTTGTACTGTCGTGGAACATCCGGCTTTCAACGGCCCTGTTCTCGACTGCCTTCGGTGATCCGAACCGCTGGCATTTCCAGAAATCGACCGACGTGGCCTACGGCTTCGATTCGCTCTGTGCGGTACTGGCCAAGCGAAAAGCCCAGCTGGCGAGCGGGGAGGCGTTCCAAGATGCCCCGAGGGCCTGACCATACCGACGCGGCCGAGTGGCCCGTCGTCCTGACGCCGGCCGAGCGAGTCGCCATCCGACAGGGGCTGGCCTTTCTGCGGCGCAAGCTGGAAAAGCGGCTGGCGAACTTCGATCGCAAAGGCTTCCAGCCCGAGCCCGGTAAGGAACATGTTGCGGTCGGGAGGATCAGGACCATCGATGGGTTGATCGAGCGCATACCACGCACGGAACCATTGACGGCCGATGGGTAGTACCCATATCCTGTCGACCTGAAACCGAACGAGGTGCATCACCCCATGACCCAATACACTGCTGCCCAGCTGGAAGAGATCAGCAAGCTGGTCGACGAGATCGGCCTCAAGAAAGCCGAACTGGCCCAGCCGCTGGAAGAGTTGGCCGCGCTGGAGGATAAGCTCAAGCGCTACGGGGCCGGCAAGTACTCGGGCGATTTCTACGACGCCACCGTGTCGGTGTTCGATCGCCTGATCATGGCCAAGGACAAAGTCCTCGCCAAGCTCAAGCGCCTCGGGCTGAACGAGCCCGAGAAGTGGTACAAGGAAAACTGCAGCGCGACCGTCGTCACCCAGCTGCGCTGCACGGCCAAGCAGAAGGCCCGCGCCGAGCGCAGCACCATCGAGGCACCTCAGCTGGCCGCCTGATCGCCATTTGCCAGCGCCCGGGACGGCTCACACCAACCTCAACGTATCTCCCCCGAGGAGTAGTAGTCGTCCCGGTACTTTATTCCCCTGAAACGAAAAAACCCCCGGCCGATGCCGGGGGTTTCTGCTTCCGTAGCTAGGGATCGGGCCTCAAGGCTTATTGAAGCCGTTCTGTATGACATGCTCCTTGTTGCCATCGAGAATGCTTAGAGTCCTCACCTCGGTCGCTGGGGCGACCAAGTCCATCACGTTAGAACTGTCGAAGAAAACAATGAGAAGCTTGGTGCGGTAGTAGAGGTTGATGTGGAAGAAAGAGACTTGGAGTAGATGGGACCAGTTAGCACTCCTGCGCTCCCTAAACGTTCCGAAACGCTCGTATTTGACCGGATATCCGATCAAATCCACCGCCTCGTTGTAGGTCGTTTTGGCCGGCACCAGTTCGTCGGCCGCATCGATGTTGAAGGAATGGCCGAACGAGCGGATGTCGAGCCCCCAGCCAACTACGGAAGCTACAACGACGAAGGCGGCAAGGGCGATCCAGAACCTGCGTTTCATGATCGTCACTTTTGATCGATGATGCCCGACGTTACGCCATGCTGGCTCACGATCCGCACCATCACATCGTTCTTGTCGAACTGGATAGCCAAGGTATTACCGTGGCCCCCATTTACGAAGGGAACGATGGGCATGACCGTCGCATGAGTGTATTGCCACACCACGACCTTGCCACCTTCACCAGTCGCCCCATAGCCAGTCGGTTGGCCGATGATCTGCCGGGCCTCAGTCAGCGTGGTCCTGCCGGGCACCAGTTGCTCGGCCTTGTCCGCATGGAACTCGTTTCCGCTTCGGGCCGTACAGCCGGTGATCGCCAGCGCGGCCAGCCCGGCAAGTAGAAATCTGCGTCTCATTTAGTTGACCTCCTTGGTAAGGGTACTACCCTTACCCAAGGGTAGGTACGGTAGTACCCTATTTCAAGAGGGTCTTAACTGCAAATTGCATCATAGCGGGCATTTACCCGCTTGATGCGCAGCACCGTGTCGGCCCGGTCGGCGGCCGGGTCGGCCTCGCCATACTCCCTGCCCTTGGCCAGTCGCCCGCCGTGAAAGGGGATGGGGAACTCAGGACGCAGGGCCTCGCAGATGCCCCGAGCGGCTTCCGTAGCTGGCGGCCCGGGCGGGACGAAGGGCTCGTGACTGACCCCACCCGTGTTGACCGTGCAAGCGCTAAGCATCGAGATCGTTAGGATCACGCTTGATGACAGGGCGAGCATTTTCCTGCTCGACTTTCTTGGCTGCCTCATTGGCATCGTGGACCTCCCTCAGCCCAACATCCTCGGGCTTGGCCGCCGGCTTGCGCTGGAGCCCAAATAGCCCGAGGACGAGATCGATTAACCAGTCGAGCATGAGCTTACTACTTGCTGAGCGCTGCCATGCGGAGCTGCAGCCGCGCCTCGCCCACATTCATGGTCGTGCCGTTGCGGATGGCCGCCGTGCGGCTTGCCTGCGGCAGGATCAGGTTGACCGCCGCCTCGATCACCGGCAGCAGCACGGCAATGGCCGTGATCGCCGTACTGATCGGCGGTGGGATCAACGCGAGCACAGCCGGGGTGATGGCCCCGAAGAACTGGTTCACGTAGCCCTCGATGTTCTGCACGTCGCTTGTGATCGAGGACTTGGTCGCGGTGTAGTTGAGCATGGCCGCCGCTTCGGCCTGCACGCCCTTCACGACATCCGAGACCGTGTTCATGACGGCCGGCGTCAGCGCCGGGATGTTGAGCATGCCGAGCTGCGTCTGAATTCCGGCCAAGCCATCGGCCAGAATCTTGGCATCCAAGGCCGCGTTCTTCATGTTGGTGTCGAGCGTGGTGGCGCACGCTGTCAGCGCTGTCGTGGCAAGCAAGCCTGCCACCAAGGTACGACGATTCATATCCTATCTCCTGTGTTGATCGTTAGGCCGTGCCGGCCTTCTTCTCGGCGTCAGTAATGCTGCCGATTGGGTTCCGTCGACGACGCGGCCGACGATTGTTTGCCTGCTGCTTGCGTGTCGCCCAACGTACGTTGCCGGGCTCATAATTCCCGTCATTGTTGATGCGATCGAGCGTATGCTTAGTAGTAGGTGGGTCGCCTACGTCAGCATAGAAATTCTCAAAAGAATTACGCCAGCGATCACATACAGTAATACCTCTGCCTCCATAGTTTCCAAAACTATGAAACTTAGGATTGGTACAACGCTGAATCACTCCAGCCCAGCAACGGTAAATCCTGCTCCAAGACATTCCATGCGTTTGAGTGAACTTGCCAATTTGATTAGAGCAAGTTCTGCACTTGGTGCTCATGCCATTTCTCAGATTCGGCGCTGTGACTATTTTCTTCACACCGCAACAGCAGCGACACAGCCAACTACGATCATGACTGTGCCTAAGCACGATCCACCAACCATATCTTTGGCCGGTCAAATTAATCCATTCAGGCATCAAGCAGCAGTACCAGCTTTCAGCTCAGCATCGCTACCAAAAACCCGGAGTGCCCAGTAGTCGCTGCCGAATTGTGGATTGGCGATATAGTTCCATGGGATCAGGCAGCTGCCGTTCTTGCCCCATGCCGGGCCCCAGCTGTTGCGCACGTGTGCGCCCTCCTGATCGTAGCCGTAGACACACATACAGTGGCCGCCCATCAGGTCCTCGCCTTTCTGCGGCAGAGGCACGACGCCACTCTCGGCAGTCTGAGGGGATTCAAAGCTCTCGTAGATCGAGATACCGATCACCAGCGGATAGCCCGAGGCGATCACCTGCTTGATCGCGTTCTGGTCGACGCTCACGCGGTAGTAGTCGAGCACCTTGTACTGAAGCGCATCGATGTACGCCTCAGGCGTCGGCTTGTTGAACATCGTCTTGGGATCGTAGGGCCACAGCTCGTCGCTACAGATGCCGTACTTGTTCATCGCCTTGATGGCGTTTCGTATCTGGGCCCCGCTATCCGACTTGATGGTGCCTTCCAACCAACGTGCGTTGAAGTACTGGAAGTTCATCGACATGGCGAAGTCGTAGGTGGTGTGGCGCTTGTTGATCAGGATGTGCGCGCCACATCCCGGCCCATGCGCCGTGCAGCTGCCTTCGATGCCTTGATCGAGCGCCGGGCCAAGCCATTGCTCCTGCTCGGTCATCACGTCGGGAAGGTGCGCAGCCTTGAACAGCTGAGGATGGTCTGCCGCTTGCCAGTCGTTGAGCAGGTCCTTCACGTCGCGCAAGCATCCGTAGCTGCGCTTCACGCCATCGAAAGGCATACCATTCTCCTCAAAAGTAGAATTTCCAGCCGACGATCTGCGTCGGCTCGCCGTTCAGTGAGCCTGATGGGTAGACACCTCGCGCTGGCACAGCGATGCCGTAGGGAACTCCCTTCAAGCAGCCGCTGAGGGCCAGCGCGAGGATGATGCTACTGAGCAGGTTGAGCGGAAGGCGCGGGCTCGACATGCTTGACGGCGGGATCATTCGCCAGCTGCTGGACAGCCGGCGCTGCCGTTTTCATGTCGACCACGACGGTCGTACCTGTCACGTCCTTCATGTTGTCGACCTTGGCCGCATCGGTGTGCTGCAGGGCCTTCCATGCCGCGAGCGCGATGGCGACGATCAGCATGGCGATGCCCGGCACCGCCTTGGACCAGTCATCGGACGTGACAATGCCGTTGTTGACCAACCAAGCGCCTACCGTGCCTAGCACGGACATGACCACCGAAGTGGCAACTGACTTGACGATATCGTTATTCATTTTAACTTCCTTTTGGAGGGGGTAGTACTCTACGCTTGATGCGCCATGGCGTTCTGCATGATGCCCCAGTAGGTGATGTATTCCTCGACCGTCGCCGCGCCGGCTGGCGTGTTGTAAAATTTTTTGTAGTAGGCGGCCTGCGCTGGGAGATCACCGGCCGCTGGCAGCGGGTCGGGTTGACGGTAATAGTCGATGCGAGCAAGCGCGCAGGCGAGATATAGATTGCCAACCAGCTGATCGTTCCAGTTCTGGCCAGTCACAAACTTCATGACCGAGGCCTTGATGTCCGCCTTGGTGTTCAACCAAGTCCAGTTGTAGGTCGCGGTCGCTGGCTCCATCTGCCACAGCCCGAGCGCCGGTCCGCCACCGTACTGGTGCAGCGCTTCGAAGCGGCTCTCCTGCATCGCCGTGCCCATCAGCAATTCGCACGCGGCCACGCCATTGGTCGGCCGATCGGACGGCAGGTCGAGCGTGCGCAGCACCGGCATGATGATGAGATCGCGAACCTGCTTGATGTTGAGCATGACTATCCCCCGAGGTTGGCACCCATTCGAATTGCAAGGCCGACCGCCGACACTTGGTTCAAGGATGTATAGGCACCGTTGGCCAGTCCCATGGCACCGAGGTCACGCACGTCAGAGATATCCGTCGTGCCGATCGAGGTCTGGGAGCTGGTCATGAAAATCATCGCACAGGGTAGTTGCCCGGCAGGCAGCGCGGGCGGGGACGGCGTCGCGGCCTGCACACCCTCCACCCAGTTGATGAGCCCGGTCAGCGCATTGACCGTCACTAGATCGATGCGGCTGTTGGCTGATGGGGCTGGTAAGGTCACAGTCAGCACCGTGCCGGTACCGGGTCCCGACGCGTTGGCACTCAGCTGAATCGAGGTGCTGCTGAGGATTGCCGCCACTGTGGTGTTTGATGGGATGTTCGTGCCTGCGATGTTCATGCCGACGAACACACCCTGCGTGCTCGGCAGGTTGGTCACTGTCGAGGAGGCGTTCGTGGTATTACCCGTGGTGCGTGTCCCAACCGGCTGGCAAATCCAGATGTATGCGCCCGTCACCGTGGCCGTGGCGTTCTGGCTGAGCGTGATCGAGGTCGCGGTGACCGCCGTCACGATCGTGTTGAACGGCACGCAAGGCGCAAAGCCTGTGCTCTGGATGGTGACGCCGGTCGCGGTCGCGGTCGCGTTATTGCTGATCGTGACCGACGCACCGATTGCTGTGATCGTCGTGCCGGCCGGGATGCCCGGGCCATAGATCGACTGGCCAACGAACAGGCCTGTGGTCGAGCTGGGCGAAGAGAGTGAGTTGGAACCATTGGTCGTGTTGGCAGTGAAGGTGACCGCCGTGAAGGTGAAGATCACGGCCATCATGCCGACCAAGATGCCGGTCGTGTTCTGGACGCTCGATACTGACGCGCTGGCGTTGGCGGTATTACCCGTGGTGCGCGCGCCGAACTCTGACAGCGACGTGCCGTTGTAGAAATGGCCCGGCCCGACCATCATGCTCATGGACGCCGTGAACTGGCCCGGCCATGTCATCGGCATGTAGTTGCCGCCGACGCGTCCCATCGCCGTGACCGCCGCATCGATATTGACGCCGTAGGTCGTCGGGTCCTGAACCGACTTCTTGGTGAAGAAGAGGTTTGGAAGCGGAGTAATACCCTGAGCAGTCGCCATGTTTACTGTCCTGTGATCTGCAGATTGACGGTGCCGCCGACATCGACGCCCGAAGTGTTCCAGACATGCACCGTGCACTGCGTCGTGGTGATCGAGACAACAGACGCGAAGAGCGCGGTGCCCGCCTCCACCGTGGCAGTGACGAAAGGTTTCGTGACGTAGGAGCGGCCGAAGGACACCGTCGTGCCGCCCGGCGCAATCGCGATGTTCTGCGAGTCGACTTCCGAGGTGACCTCGTTGATCGATGGCAGGAACTGGGTGATCACCGACACCTGATCTTGCACGATCGGCTGATAGAGCAGCATCGTGCGCACGTAGCGCGCCGTCACACTGCCGATGGTCCAAGGCTGAAAGACATCGCTGTCGCTGCCGATGCTGGTCCATGCATCGACTCCGTAGCTGATGCCTGTGCCGGCCGTGCCGCCTTGCAGCGGACCCTGCACCTCGCTCGACGTGAAGAAGATGCGCAGCTGCAGGTCGAGGCCGGCATCGACCGTGGGCGGCATATAGTAGGCAAGCGGCGTGACATTGGGCACGAAGTCATCACCATAGGGCTCGAAGCCGGTCGAGTTGTGGGTCGGCTGCGATGCGCCCGTGAACACGTTGATGGACTGCGTCCAGTTGGTGCCGATGTTGATCGGCGTACCGTTTTGCTGCGTCTCGGTCCCGGTAGTGGTCGAAAGGTAGATGTTGTAGCCCGTCGCGTTGTTGTAGGCGGGCGGACTCGTGACCTGCACGGCATGGCCCGAGGTGATGGCGATGCTGGACTCGTTCGACGGCAACGTTTCCCCGAACGCCGTGACATAGGTGATCTTGCAGAACACCGTGGCGGCGAAGGCGAGGCCGCTGGCTACGGAAGCAAGCGTAGGCGTCGGCGGAGAGGCCAGTGCAGGATAGCCGCCGACCGGGATTGTGCCGTGCGGGATCAGGGAGCTGAAGCCGTCATGCGCAAAGCCCGCCGTCATGCCTTCCCAAGCCGGCGACTGCTCGACGTTGGAGACGTTGTTGGTGTTGTTCTGGACCGTGAGGTCGGCCGTCGTCATCAGGGGCGACAGGCCGTTGGTCGTGCCCGGGGTATTGGCGATGTTGGCCGCCCGGATGGCAAACGTCCATGTGCCGGGGGGCACATCGGCATTCGTCATTTCGGTACCATCGCCGCCCTGAGCGATGGTCAGCATGGTGAACTGCGACCAGTCGGTAGTACCTTGTGGAGCAAAGCCGATGTAGTAGCCCGACAGAGCGATCAGCGGGTAGTTGACCGCGTTCCACTTGAAGGTGACCGCCGTATTGAACTGCTGGACGATGAAGCCCGTGACGTTAGGCGGTAGCGGCGGCTGAGGCACGACCAGCGGATAGGCCGTGACGGACGCGATGTTCTGCTCGCCAGCCCCGAAGGTGTTGAAGCTGGTGAACTTCATATAGATCGTCTGGCCGATCTGGTTGGGCGTGTACGGCACCCGGAAGATCGAATTGACATCGATGCGGATGAAGGGCGATCCGACCGGATGAGAGACGATGTTGGTGTTGAGCTGTCCGCGCCGTAGATAGGTGCCGAGCGTATAGATATTGGCCCCGATCAAGCTCGCCGATTCGTAGGAGATGTACTCATCTCCATTGGAACCTCTGATCAGACACAGGGTGTTGAGAAGATCGGCATCGCTTTGCGTGCCGCTGGCCAGCTGGCCATTCGACGACGTGAGGTTGACGGTGACGCTGTCGCTGGTGTCAGGATCGCTGTTAACCGGCAGGAGGGTAGTGGTCAGGCCTGTGCGCGCCGGCACGTTGATCTGGCCGATGTACTTATAGGTCGCGTTGTCGGTGCTGGCGAAAGCGTGAGCCCCACCCCAGTTCTGGCTCGCGCTGCCCGAGACCGCAACCCACATCTCAAGGCCTTGGATTTGCGCGTAGCCAACTGGCGCAGCAAAGACGATCGGGGTGTTGACCGAGCCCGGGTCTTGTCCCGTGTTGATCTGGGTGCCTGAGCCGGTCTGAAATGTGAAGAGCGGAGCCTGCGTGACACCGAGCGGGAACTCGACAGCGATCATGCTGAGCGTGCCATCGTCGTTCTCGGTGACCTCGGTGATCTGAACAGGCTGAGCCGTGACGGCTGAGTTGTTGCTGTCGGTCAGCGTGATCAGGTCCATCACGTCGAGCAGGCAGTACCGCTCATCGACGGTGTAGCTGTACTGGTTGCGAACCTGCTGGCCCTGCACCATGAACGCGGCAGAGTTATAGGCCGCTGCAGCGTTGCAGAAGTAATGGGTCGTCAATGACTGAGGGGGCCGCAAGCCGAATACGTCGATGTTCGCCTGATCCTTGGCTTCAGCAATGGCCGGCGCGTACTGGTTGCCCAGACGATCCAACCACTCCAGACGGAAATCATTGATCTGATCGGACTGACGCGAGCGCGTCATGATCAAGGGATCGGTACTACTTTGCCCGGACTGGCTCGCCGTGTGCCCTTGCTGATTGACGAAATCATCGTCCGTTAGATTGTAGAGCGGCGTGGCCGGGGCAGCCCACGTGTAGCCATTCCCAGATGCATTCGAAAAGGCCATCGGCTTGAAGTAGAGAAAGCCGGATGAGTAGACCGGGATGACGTGCAAGGCGTTGCACAGGTCATCGAGAATGGATGAGGTAGTAGTCTGGGAGTCGTAGTAGCAGCTAACCCACATGCTGGTGGCGTAAGCCCACACACTCAATTCCGCCAAGCCAGTGTTGTACGCGTAGCGGATTGACACGGTATTACCCGCGTCCGCTGCCGCAAAGGTGTAGACCCCCGTCGTATCGTTGAACGAGTACTGGCCGGTCGCGGGTGAACTGGCAACGCAGGTCATCAGCTGACCTGTCGTCGTGTTCTTCACATTGACGTTGTAGGCATAGGCGAGGCTGTACTTCGTGGTGACCTGATGAGCGCCGCCGGGAATGGTGGCCGAATCCGTTTGTAGAGCCGGGGCACCAAGATGCGCTGCCGGGTACCCTGCGCCCCAAACCGGATTGCAAAGAAGGTCGGCCACAGCCATCGCCGGGTCGGCATCGTAGGCGGTATTCGGATTGGTGAAGCCGGTCGCCCAGCCGTTGTTGACGATGACGGTGTAGGCATCATAGAGGCCGTAGCCCTGCACCATGCCCTGCTTGATCAGCGCGCCCCACGCATAGGTGTACTCGCCAAAGCCGTCCGTGATCGTGCCGATGTTGGAATAGAAAGCGAGACCTGAGTGAACACTCGATGTCTCGAAATTCATGTTGGGAATGTTGGGCGACGAGCCGAGGAAAAAGCTGGTATTCGACACGTAGGCTAGGCCGGAATAGGCCTCAGAACTCCAGAAGTAGTTGTTGGGGATCGTGCCTGAAGCAGGAGCCCAATAGACATTGGTCCCGTTGTTGTAGCTGCTATCGTCCTGCCAAACGCGAAAGACATTGTTGATCCGGCCTTCGCACAGACCAAAGGCGACGTTGGCATAGTAATTGTAGCCCTGCAGCGTGACCTGTCCGCCGCCAGCGCCACCAAAGCCCTTGCCACCACCGCCACCGCCACTGTTGGAGTACTGGCCGTAGGAGACGAGTCCGTTTATCTCGATCAAGTTGCCGGCATGGCGCGTTGAGCCGATCAGGATCGGGATCGGGATGCCGTAGACCGACGACTGGATATCGATGCCAGTCGCTTGAACGGGCTGCTGGCTATCCTGCGACCCAGACTGGGCTCCGCCGCCGCCAAACAGGGATGTGACGAAGGACATACGGTACTACTCCACCCAGCGCTTGTAGGTGAACACTTTGGTCTCGCGACTTTTGAGATCGCTGAAATTGTAGTTCACCCGGGCCACGCCCACGTTGACCTGCGAGTGAAGGAGATTGGGGAAATCGACCACCAGCGCGCCGTGGCTGAACACGCGTCCGATCTTGAACAACAGGATGTCGGCCGGCTCGGGCTTGCGCTCAACTACGGAAGGCCGCTCGACGCAAGCCTCAAGCACACCCTCCAAGTACTTCTCGGCATCTCGATGGAGATGCCAGTCCTTGTGGTAGAAGCCGATCGCCGGCAGCTCCCCGGGGAGCCGGGCATCGACGAACGAGCCCTTGAGGAAGGTGACGCAATCGCATCCACCGTTCCGGACCATCGCCATGTGATGGTAGGGCGTGCCCAGCCAGCCGAGCGCGCTCCCAACTACGGAAGCACGTTCATTGGCGATCTCTTCGGGGGTCAGCATCAGGTAACCGTGGCCGGTAGCGGGATCAGCCGTTCAGCTCGATACCGCAGCGTGTTGTTGAACTTGGGACAGCCATCAGCGCCCAACGTCTTGTCGCAGCCGTAGATCATCTGGAGCGCGGTGCCTGTCGTAGGGGCACTGGGAAAGGGCGTGAGCAGAGCAATCAGGCTGGTGGGCGAGCCTTGGTTGACGTAGCCGATCGTGGCCTGCAGGCCCGTCATCGGCCCGCTCCAGATGATGACCTTGCCCCAGTTGAAGGCATTGCCAGTCCATGTGGTCGTGATGTTGGCGTTGATGAATGCTGAGTTGCTTCCGGCCTGCACGGTCGCCGCAAAAGAATAGGGACCACCCGGCTGGATGTTGACGCCACAGGCGAAATCACCAAGGTTGTTGCGGCACGCCGACTGATAGACGTTGCGCGGCAGCTGGAGGTTCAGCAACTCAAGGAAGGACGCCGCATTCAGCACGAGCATGCTGCGGCCCATGTCGATCGTCGTCATGCGACCGACGAAGTAACGCACGGTGCCGGCACGGGTGTCCCCGAAGGTGCTCATGAACACCTTCTCCATCATCACCGTCACGCCATCGAGGTAGCCGTACTTGACGGCAGTTTGCCATGAGACGCCGAAAATCTGCGACGAGCCGGGAACGACAACGAAAGAAAGCGTGTCCGCTTCGGTGCCGCCCTTCCAATGAATCTTGCCCTTCTGGTCCTTGCGATCGAAGTAAGGGCCTGTGAAGCCGCCGCAGGAATAGGTGAAGCCGTTGGCGACGATATCCTGATCGGCCGATGTGTAGCGCAGCACGGTACTACCCATGTTGCCGCCTGACATCGTATAGAGATCGGCTTGATAGAACTCACGAGAGGCAAGGATTGCCTGAAGTTCAGGAGAAGCTGGCTTCATACTATGGCCCTGTAGGTGGCTTCCAAGATGCCCTCGGGGACATCCTGCCTGCCCATGAACGACGCGATGATCGGATAGCTGGCATTGGAGGGATACTCGCAACGCTCCTCGACCAGCCGAAAGGCCTCGTCCTTGGTGGGCGCGGCAACGCGCGCCGAGACCCAGCCACAGCGCGTATCGGGAAAGATGAATGACCAAAGGTTCATATGCGGATGCTCTGGAATTGCAGGCTTTTGACAGCCCAGCGCCCTGAGTAGGGATTTTCGAAGGGAGCCTGATCGGCCATAAAGCGACAGGGAAAGTAGTAGGTGTAGGTGATGGCCACCACGACCGCCGCCGCTGGCGGAGTGTTGAAGATGAGGCAGCCCGGGCCATTGGTGTTGGTCGTGCCCCAGTTCGTGATGGTGTAGGTCCCGCCCGATTGAATGGTGCCGTTCAGCTTGACGTTGGTCACAACGTTGGGAGCTTGGATGCGCTCGACGAACCCGCCAAAGGTCCGAAGCAGTGGGAACACGGTTTGCGAACCAGTCCCTGAGCCTACAGCTTGGTCGGTGACACTGTTGTCGTCTGAGTCGGTGAAGAGAAATGACTGGAACGAGCCGCCCACCGCTTCGTAAAAGTTGAAGAGCGTTTGAAGCTCGGTGTAGGCCGTGCCGTTGACTGTGCCCTGCCGCAAGACGTTGTGATCGACCTTCCACACGTAGAGCGGATAAACCCAGTCCGCTTGCGTGATGAGCTTGCCGCTGAGCGCGATCTGCAAGCGCGTGCTCCACATCGCCGTGCGCGAAATCGGCCATGCGCGGCCCGGCAGGGAAGGAAAGACGCTGGTGGTCATTTCAAGCTCCTGAACACGAGCTTGCTGACCGCGTAGTAGCCCTGCAGCGACTTGACGAACTCACAGAGGTCCGCCGTGAAGAGGCAGGGGAAGTAATAGGTGAAGGTCGAGGTGATCGCCACACCGTTGCCCGGGGCCGAATTGAAGATGATCTTGCCCGGTCCGTTGGTGTTGCCCGTTGCCCAGCTGGTGATGGTGTAGCTGCCCCCCGATTGCACGACGCCGTTCAGCTTGACGTTGGTCACGACGTTGGGGGCGAAGATCGGCATCACGGGCCCACCAACACCAAATTGCCGCTGCAGCTGGAATACGGTTTGCGAACCAGTACCCGAGCCGATCGCCTGATCAGTGACGCTGTTATCGAGGATGTCCTGATAAAGGAACGAGTCGTAGCCGCCTTGTCGGTTATTGTAGAAGCCTAGCAGGCTCGACATCTCAGTCTGGGTCACCCCAGCTACGGAACCCTGCCGCAGAACGTTGAACGCCAGCGTCCATTCGTAGATCGGGTAGGACCAGCGCGAGGTCGACACCTCCTTGCCGGAAATGTTGTACTGCTTGTCGGTGCTCCAGATGGTGGCGCGCTGCGTTTGGAAAGCCTGCCCGGGGTAGGAGAGGTTGGGAAAGACTTGCGTCGACATTTAGAACCTGCGGCCCTGCCCTGCCGCCGTTGCCACCTGAGTACTACCGTTGCGGCCGATCACACCCATGGCGCGCGCCAGCGATTGCGGATTGGCCTGCAGGAAGGTCTGCAGGCTGCGCGAGTCCATCGCATTGATGGTGACGGCGATCGTGCCCCCGCCACTGCCACCACCGCCACCGACCGGCGTGCTCGGGCCCGACGAGCCATTGCTTCCGTAGTTGAGGCCCGCACCGCTGCGCAGCGCCTCGGCATGGGCAGCCGGAATGATCATCTCGCCCTTGTGGACGATCGCATGCATGTCGTTAGGGATGGACCACGCACCAGTCGCAAGGCCCGGAGGCTTGGTCGCCATAACGATGGTCAGGGCTTCGATTGCAAACTGAAGGCCTACCATCTCAGCGGCAAGCGCGATGTTCGAAGCTTCCAACGAAATGTTGGTACCAACTTGTGCAGTAGTAGTTGTGGTCAGGCCGAGCATTCCGGCAATCCATTGAACCGCCCCGACTATCTGCTGAAGAATGCCGCCTGTATTGGCGATCGTGCCGATCGTGTTGTTGCCAGTCGCAGTAGCAAGGGTCTTGGTAGCCGCTGTTCCTGCGTTAACGGCTGTAGTCAGCTGCTTCTCGCTAGAAGAGGCCCCGCCGCCAGCTGCACCTCCCCCAGCGCCACCGCCACCGACCAACCCACCGATCGCGCTACCGATACCGCTTAACGCGTTGAACGGGTTGCCGATGTTCACCGTGCCGCCACTCAACGTCATCAGGGCTTTAAACGCGAGCCACTTGATGGTCATCTGGGCGATCTGGGTGATGAAGCTGATGGCCATGTTTTTGAAGAAGTTCTGCATGGCCTTTTCCCAAGTCTGGGTGCCCTGCAGGACGCCATTCAGCATCGTGTTGATCTGCTGATCGATGTAGTTGAAAGCATCGACCCAGACCTTGGAAGCATTCTTCAGATGATCAGCGTCGAGCTTGTCCCTCTGACGAAGCTCATCTTTCCACTTCTCGGTATCCTTTGCGCCCTGACTCTCCAAAAAGGCGCTGTAGGTAGCATGGGCAGCTCTGGATTTTTCATACCACTCGGATTCAGAAATCTGCTTGGCATCCAGCTGCTCTTTGAAGTTAGCGAGATCGCGATCGAGCGCTTTCTTCGCCTCTTCAATGGCTTTGTTGGCGTTGGCTTTCTTCAGCTCGAAAATCTGAGATTCGAGTCCAAATTGCAGATCGCGCACCGACCTAGCAGCCTGCTCCTGCGTCTGACCTGACGCGATGTACTGAGCCGTGATCTGCTTCAGGTTGGATTGGACAAAGGCAAGCTTGCTTTCCCAATAGGCCTGCTCGGTCTGCTTGGCCTTATCGAAGAAATCGTTGTTGTCGATCTGCTGTTGCTGAAGGGCTTCCTTCCACTCCTTCATGAACTCAGGAGCCGGATGATGCTTGCCGCCACCACCCGTAGTAATACCCGGAGGCTGACGCTTACCATCGTCTTTTTTGCCTTCCGGCTTTTCCTTGGGATGATGATTTGCAGTATTGGCGGCTTCGATCGAATCGAGAATACCTAGAACATACTGTCCATAGTCGTCCCAAGCTTTCTTTTCGTCATCGAGCTGCTTTTTGCGAATGGCTTCCAAACGATCGACGTGAAGCTTTGACAGAATCTCGATCCTGTCCTGAGACTCCTTGATAACCTTCTCTATTTCCGCAGCTGTATTTTTATGTGTGATCAAATCTGCTTGAGCAGCTAGTTCCCGCTGACCCTTCAACAGTTCGATCTTAGTGGTTAGATCGTCGATCTCCTTTTTTTCCGATGAAGTTTCAAAGAGCTTGTTCTCTTTGGACTCCTCCTTAACTCGCGTCAGCCATGCGCCCAAATCTTTAACTGCTGCCGTGATCCAAGCGATTTCCTTGGCTGTATCACGAGCCATGGTTGAGACATCGGCCAAGAAGCCCGTGAAATTAAGGAGCGCTCCTGCATCAAACGTGCCCATAAGCTCGACCATCGTCTGGTCGAACTTGACGATCTGCTGCCAAAGTGTCGTGAAAGCAGAAGAGAGGTTTACGACATCCGGGGAGTAGTTGATGAAATTGGCAATGGCTTCGCTTCCTGAGCGCAGCCACAAAACAATGTCAGTGAGTGTAGTAAAGAACAGGTCCAATGCTGGTTTGAGCACCATAAAGATGCTTTCCCCCAGACCTCGGGTACTAGTCCAAAAGGTATTAAGTTTTTCTCCTGAATCGGACATTGCTTTGGCGGTCCGTTCGCCAAAGATGGTGCCCATCTCCTTAGCCGTTTCATTAACTTTGGCCACTTCCTCATCGGTCTTGAGGAGATAGGGAATATTTTGCGCCAACGAGAGGCCGAAGATGCGTTGAAAGTTGGCGAGCTTGTTTGCGCCATCGGCATTGTCCTGCCATGCCTTGCGCATGATTTCGAGCAACGCCTTGCCATCATTCAGCTTGCTCTTGACCTCGTCCATATTGACGCCGAGGTTCGACAACGCCTTGGCCTGCACAGATGAGCTATTAGTCGCCGCCAAGGACAGATCACGCTGAAGGACAATCAACTGACGAGCACTGAGCCCACCTTCGATGCCCATGATCTTGTAAGCAGTCTGCAGCTCGGTCACCGCCTCTACGGTAGTACCCAACTGAGCGGCCATCTCAAGGGCCTGATCACCGAGCTTGGCGAAATGCTCAGTAAACTCAACGATCGCTGCGAAGCTGAAGGCCTCAACAATCTTTTCTCGCAAACTATCTAGGTTTTTCTCAACCTCTTTCATTTGCGCAGCCATCTGCTTGATGGCTTCAGCGGACTCCTTGGCCTTCTGCTTCAGGTCCTCATTGTCGGCCGTAATCTTGGCCTGCATCTCATTGTCGTCAGCCATTGCCCCAAATCCCCATTGATCCGGTCAACTGGCCCGATGCGCCGAACTCAGAAATGAAAGCATCGGCACCCGAAGGTGCCGAACCGTGAGACTTATGGGAGGGCTTCATGGCCCCGAAATAAACTGCGACGAGATACCCAGTCACATACAAGGGCGGTACTTCCTCTTCGGATTCCATCAGTGCAACGAAGCGATCGTAGGTTAGCTCATCCTCCCATTGTTCCCAGCTGCCGCCGATCGAGCGCAGGACGCGCACGATCCATTTGTCAAAGTTCAGGTCCCTCAGTGCGTCGAGGGGGTCACCGCTGCTGGCCCCTCTACTGAGGGGCTGGCTTCCCCCGGCGCACCTTCCTTGGACCTCAGCAGCCCGGTCATGTTCATGACCATCGGCAGCGCGCTGAACAGCTCCATCATGGTGGCGTCGAGGTTGAGGAAATCATCCTTGGTCATGTTGGGGTGTGTGCGCACCAAGGTGCCGTGAATTGCCGTAATCAGGAAATCGAACTGAGCCTCGGTCAGCTGCAGCGACGACATCATCGCTTCAAACATATCGGGCGTCAGACCCTCACTGCCCAGCTTCAGTCGCTCGGCCGCCGCGACCATCGGGCCAAGCTCGCGCAGCAGGCCGGTGACAGCAGGAACAACGACGCGAAGCTGGCGAACGGAAAGCGGTTGAACGGGGTAGTCCCTGCCACCGAGGGTGATGACATTTACGGCTTCAGGCATCTGTTCTCCTTTGAGCGTGATATGGGCCAGCCCCAACTACGGAAGCTGGCCCCAGTGAGCGTTATCAATGACTACTCGGACATCGACCACTGCATGATCTGGCCCGAGGCGCTGAGGAATGCGGTGAAGTCCATCTCGGGGATCAGGTAGGCCGTGTTCTTCAGCTGCAGCGGAGCCTTGCTGATGCGAATGGCCGGCAGCGTGATGTTCATCTTCTTCACCACGCCCTGCACCGTGTAGGGGTTGCTGAAGTTCAGCTCGCAGACCGGACCAGTACCCATCAGGGCCTGCGTGACCGAGACTGAGTTTTGGTTGGTCGAGGACTGCATGTAGAAGAACGACAGCAGATTGGCGGCACCATCCGAGGTGTTGATCGTGTAGGTGCCAGTGCCCGACACACCCGGGACATACTGGCCCACGGTCGGCGCTGAGGCGACCGGCGTCAGGGCAATGCCAGTGGTGTTGTAGTAGACGCCGAGATCATCGGTGAAGGCCGCGCCACCAACTACCGTGTAGGTCGTGGTCGTGGTCGTCTTGGTCTCGTTGGTGATCATGTCGATGCCCGAGTTGGCCGTGGGCGCGATGCCGAAGAGCATGTTGCCCCACTGGGTCATCTGCAGTCGGCCGAACTTGATCTTGCCCGTGATGGTGCGCTCGCTGGGAGCCACGTCGACCGGGTCCTTGTACTGGCCCATCAGGGTGACCAGCTTCTGGTCGATATCCAGTTCCCATTCCTGCACGACACCGAAGAACGCGGGCTGGGTGTTGGACACATCCGTCCGCTTCCCGATCACGTACCCGACACCGAAATTGTACTGCGACATGCCTGTATCTCCTTTACGAAGGGATTAGAATTTTGAGCGGGATCACGGCGATGCCATCGCCATCGAGGTCGCCGGGAATGGTCAGAGTCCGCCCTTCAATCCAGCAGTGGCTGACCAGTCCGCCCAGCGTTTGCTTGCTTCCCATCAAAGGCGAGGGAGCAAGCGCCTTATCGACACTGTCCAAAATATCCTGCAGCTGCGTGTCCGGAACCGCGACCGACTGCGGAGCCCACGTGTAGATGAACATCGTCACGTCCATCGTGATAGAGGGCGGAAGGCCTTCGAAGTCGTTGTGGGTCCGCTCCTCGCCCGTCTTGACGAGGAACATCGCTGGCCGCGCGGCGTGGGGAACATCGTCCCACGTCTTGAACTTGCGGCTGGGCGCTGACTGCCACGGGGCAATGCCCTGAAAGAAACCGAGGGCTGCGTCGAGGATGTCGTTCCGGGTCTTGCCGTTGTTGAAGCTCATGAGTGGACCCTGAACGCGCGATTGACTGCTTCCTGAAGCTCAGACTTGATCGTCGGGATGTAGTTCTGGAACGCCGTCTTGAGCGGCGCGCGCGCCGGCATGTGCACGTCGTGCGCCGAGACCTTCTTGAAGAACACCTCGCGACCCTGCCACATGAAGTGGAGCGCCTTGGCGTTCTTGGCGGTGATCTCGGGAATGTGGATCGTACCGCCCAGCTCATGGATGCGGGCGTAGGGCACATCGGGCGAGTAGGTCACCGTGCCGACGATGCGGGAGTCGCCCTCCTCGTCGACATGCCACGCGATCGACCGGCGCAGCCGGCCGGTAACTACGGAAAGGGTGTGTGCGCCAGTCGGTCCCGACAGCTGTTCGGTCATCACCTTGGTGCGGAGATTGATCGACAGCGCGGTGATGGCCTGCTTGACCTGATCGTGGACCTGCTGCGGCAGGCTATCGATCTGAGCTACCAGCTCGCGATCACCGACGAGGGCGATTTTGATCTGCATGGCTCACACCGTCACCATGCGCTGGTACTGGTTGAGTACCAACGCGACATCGGCCGGCATCTTCTCGATGATGTAGCCGGTCGTGATCTGGCCTTGGGCCGAAACGGAGCGGAGCCCGATGTGGGTCCGGTATTTGTACTGCTCGCCCACCCACTTGCAGATCGCATAGTCGATGTCGGCCGGGATGTACGAATAGTAGAGATTGACCGCGCCTTGGGCCGTGTTGAACACGTAGGGCGTCTGATCGTCTGTAGGGGCGATATACTGGCCCACAGAGGGGGGTGTGGTGACTGGGGCCATGGCAGCCCCCGCCGCGTCGAGCACCTTCCAGTCGGCTGTAAACCGGCCTAGCGGCGAACTTGGCCACACCGTTCCGTCAGTCGGGGACGGCGTCTGGCTTTCGCCCTGAACGGCGTAGCCGGCCGTGTAGATCACCACGTTGGAGCCCGGGGCCGAGGAAAAGCAATTCCCAACTACGGATAGCCGCTGGGGCGCACCCGGGCCGAGCCCGTCCCATGGATCGAGCACATACCCTGCATTCCCCGGCGTCGTCTGGGCCGGGATCGAGGCGTTGCCGATCGTGACCGACTGGATGCTGAGCACAGGATAGCTCTGCAGCATCATGCTGGGCTGGTCGTAGCAGGTGCGCTGCTCGGTCACCGTGTGGACCAGAAAGCTGCTCCGGTTGATGTAGCTCAGCGCCATGCGTGACGCCGTGTTGATCAGGCCGATGATGGCGGCATCGACCGCCACGTTCTCCCCGCCCGAGGCATCGGGGGCCGTCCCATTCACCCACATCTGAACTGCGACCGGCGAAGTCAGCGCGGTCGGGATCAGTTTCGGTGCGGGAATGGCGTAGGTCGGCATCGGCTACGGATCAGCTCTTCTTGCCGGGGCGGCGGCGCTCTTGCTTCTCGCCGGGCTCGTCCTCGGTCTCGTCGACAGCCTCAGCTTCTGCTTCGCCTGCCTTGGCTTCCGTAGCTGGGGCAGCCGGCACCTCGGGGCTCTGCGCTGGCGCGGACTCGTCATCGGTGTGGCAGATGTAGAGGCCGTGGGCTTGGGCGTGATCGAGCTGATCCATCGGCACGACCCATGCACCATCGTCCTGCTTCTCGGCGAACGAGAACGAGATGGTGCTGTCGGCATGACGCATGCGCACGTGAGAGGCGGCGGCAGGAGGAGCTTCGATATCGGCCGGGGCTTTGGCGGACTCGTCCATTGTCGGTGATCCTTGTGATGGTGATGGGTAGTACTGGTGAGCGGGGAAAGAGAGGGAGACGAACCTCATCGCCTCCCTCCCTTCAGCAGTCAGCTAAGCGTTAAGATCGGCGCGCCGGGTATTAGCCGTTGCCGATGTTGTAGATGATGCCCGCAGCGAACGTGGCGTAGACCGCGAGGACTTCCTGCGAATAGACGCCGTAGAACTGCACGCGAGTCGTCTTGGGCCACACCTCGGCGTAGTAGTCCTGTCGGGTCTGGACGACCGCGACCTCAGGCACGTTGTTGGAGACGTACCAAGGCGGCAGGATTTCGGCGCGGCCGAGAATCGTGCCGGCCGGCATGTTCGGATGCACCTTGATGGGCATCTTCACGCCGCCGTCCGGGGTGTAGGGGTTGTAGTAGAACGAGATCACGCCCGAGGCCGTGATCTTGTACTCGGGCACGCCGCCGTCCGTGGCGTCGGTCGCGTAGCGCAGCAGCGGTGCGGACGCACCGTTCAGCACCTTGGCCGCGATGTTCTTCAGCTCTTGCGAGTTGACGTACATCACGGTGTTGCTGATGCGGTTGGTGTCCCACATCGTCTTGTTCATCGTGTCGATCTCGTTGATCGAGCCCTGACCGGACGAAGTCAGGACCGTGCCCGTGCCCGGCGTGCCGGTCGCGAGCGCGTTGAGATACGAGTTGGACGCGGCGAACGTGGTGATGAGGAGTCCGTCGAACGCCGTGGCGTTCTTGGAGTGATCGCCGGTCACCGCCGTGGCCGCCTGCCGGCCGCCCGCGAGCGTGGCCGCGAAGGTGGCGCTGTTGATCGTGGTGATCGCCTGCAGCGTCTCACTGCCGGCCGTGCCGACGTACCACGCGTAGGCCACCGCACCCGGCTGGGTGTTGGTGTTGGCCGACAGGGTCTGGCCGAGCGTGACCGCTTGGGTCGCGTTGGTCGACTGGGCAGACGAGCCACCGTTGAGGGTGTAGGTGCCCCCATCGTTGCCCGTGATGGTCAGCGCCACCGCGACGCCGCCCGACAGCGAGCTGTTGAGGTAGCCTTCCGGCGTCAGCGCGACCACGATCACCGAGTAGGTAGCGGCCGGCAGGGTAGCACCCGAGCCAGCAGCGGACAGGGTCGGCGTAGCCGGCGTGGACAGCGTCGTGCCATGGTTGCCGGCGAGCAGGCCCGCCTCTTCCTTGACGAACATCTTGAGCAGGAGGCGCAGCTGCACCAACGCGTCTTCGTCCTCGAAACCTTGAGCCGCGAAGCGCGCCTCTTCAGTGATCGAGTCTTCCTCGCCCATCGTCTGATAGGAGAGTGTGTGGTCGTTGGTCGTGTAGCTCATCGACGCGGACCGCTTGCCTTCCGGCACCCAGCCCATGTACGGGAAGCCCGAGCCGGTGATCGCGTCGACCGACTTCCAGTGCGCCGCGTCACCCGGATTCGGCCGCTGGTTGCGCGGCAGGCTGTTGCGCAGCGGGGTGACGGTCGGGAACAGGTTGAGCGCCGGGGCGCGCAGGTCGTAGTAGGTCAGGCCGGTCGCCAGCGTGACGCTCTTCTTCAGCTCTGCGCTGTACAGCTGCTCGGCCCGCATCGGCTCTTTGAAAGCCGCTTTGAACAGGTCGACCGTGTTGCCCGCACGCTTGCGGCTCATGTAGCCAAAACGATCCTTGTCGGCATAGCTGGTGCCGTTGATCATCTGCATCATCCGGTCGTGCACTGCATCGGCCGGCATGACTTGGCGGTTCTCTTCAGGCATCTTTATCTCCCCTTAGGGGTAGTAGGTTGAGTGGTATGAGCGGTTAGGATAGTTCGCTGACCGTGTCGGCTTACGCCGCTTCGTCGCCCTCCTCTTCCGCGCGGAAACGATGCGCGGCTTCAATGAGTGCAGTGCCACGTGCCCCCGGCGGCAGCGTTCCGGCCTTGGTCAGCAGGTCTTTGGCAGAGCCGGGCGTAACTTCAGTGCCGGTACCCGATCCACCGTCGTCGGCCTTCTCCACCTTGCCGCCCGCCCCGACTCGCCCTTTGGACGGCATCGGTTTGGTTTCAAGCTCGGTGATCTTGGCCTTCAAAGCGGCATTCTCAGCCGCCATCTTCTTGATCTCGTCACGCTGCGACTGGGCGTTGCGCGTCAACGGCACCAGTGCCTCGGTGAACTTGGTCAGCCGGCCGTTGAGCGCGTCGCGCTCCTCGACCACCTTCTCCAGCTCGGCCTTCTCGACCAAGCCTTCGGTCTGCTGCTGGGGCAGTTCGGCCTTCTTGAACACCTCGCCCGACGCCGCCAGCCGTTCCGAAACGTCCTTGCGGATCGCGCGCTGCTCGGCCGGCATCTCGTCACTGAGACTGTCGATCACCGCCTTGGCGGCAACGTCGGTCCAGTGATCGGCCTTGATCAGCGCCTGCGCGGCGGGGAAGGTCGGGATATCGAGGATACGGATCGCCTCGGCCTCGTTGCCGATGATCGAGACCAGCAGCTGGTCACCCTTGCCCATCCATTCCTTGAGCGCGCCGATGTTGGGATCGTCCTTGCTGACGATCGCCATGCGCTCCAGCAGCTGGCTGGCTCCAATGGCGCGGATGGTGGCGAGCAGGCCGGCGCTCGGGCCGACGATCGTCATGCCCTTCTTCATCGCCGCTGCCTTGTCGGCCTCGCTGATGTTCTTCCAACGGGCCGTCTGGTCGCTGCCGGTGGAAGCGCTGTGTTCGGACGGCAGCGTCACGGGCTTGTGCCAGCCTTCCGGCAGGGCCGTCTTGAGCGCCGCCGCCGCGTTGAAGATGTGGGCGTAGACCGGGGGCTGATCGCCCGGATCGACGTTCTTGTACTCGGCGACAGCGCGCATCAGATCGTCCTTGGACGCGATGCTCATGTAGCCCTTCTTGATGGTGTCGCAGGTCATCGGCGGATCGAGCACGATCTCCTGACGCGGCCACACCGCTGCATCGATCATGCCCTTGCACATCTCGACGCCGGCCTCGGCATGCTTGGCCAATGTCTCGTGCGCCGCGATCAGGATGCCGGTGCTCTTCTTGCGATTGTCGTTGTCCGCCTTGGCGACCACCTCGGTCAGCGTGGTCATCGACTTGCGGCGCGCGTCGATGCACTGCTGCAGCGTCTGGCTGAGCGAGGAGTAGTAGTCCTTCGCCGTCTTGGTGAAGTTTGACCACGGCGAGTTTTCGGCCTTGGCCGTCTCGTCGACCGCGTTGAGCATGTACGCCTTGACGACCTCATGAGCCGTCTTGCTGAGGTCGAGCAGATCGGCCGCCTTGGCCGCCGCCTCATCACAGTCCTCGTCCCCGTCACCATCGCCCACCTGCGTCTTGGGCTTCTTGGTGTCGCCGTCGTAGTCGCCGTCCGCATCCTGTTCCGGGGGAGCCGCCTTGGTCAGCGCCTCGGTCACCTGTGCGTCGTACTTCTTGGCCTCGTCCAGCGCGGCTTGCGCCTCATCGACAGCGGCCTTGGCGAGCGGAGCGGTAGCAGCCTGCAGCGCCTTCAGGGCATCTTCTGCGATCTGCGCTTGGGACTTCTCGGGCATCGGTGTATCTCCTGAATAGAGGGGAGTTGGGGTAGTGGGTGTGATCAGGCCGCCAGCTTCGCGAGCTTTTCGGCCAACGCGCGCTTGGCGACAGACACGGCGTCATTGCCTTCCGGGGCAGCCCACTTGCCATGCGACTCGGCAAGCTTGCTGTACTTGTTGCTGAGCATGGAGTGCCGGGCCGCCATCGTGCGATGGCTGCTGGCGATGGCCCGGTGAGCGGCAGCACCTGCTGGATTGCCAGCCTTGGCGCTCTCTTCCGAAAGCTTCATGTGCTTGTTGTGGAGCTTGGTCGCCTTGTCGGCAGCTTCGCCGTGCTGCTTGGCCAATGTCTCGGCCTCGGCCTTGCTCTTGAAGTGGCCAGCGAACCGGCTGGTCTCGATGTGACGCGGCGGCGTCATAGCCTTGTTCACATCATCGTCCGCGCCGCCGCTGGTCCATTCCTTGGGCAGCTGATCTTCGGCACCCAGCGCCTTGGCGCGCTGCTTGATGTGCGCCTTAGTCGCGGCAGGGTCCTTGGCGCGGCCGAAGGCCTGAATGGCGTTGTGCAGGTCCTCGGTGTCCTTGATCGGATAGCCACCGCCCGGCATGGCGATGCCAGCCTTGGCGTCCTGCTGGCGTTCCTTCTGGCTGAACTCGCGCTTGCCCATGAACTCGCCGGTCTCGGTATCGAAGCCGTCTGAGTCGATCTTGGACATCGCTTCGGCTTCGTCAAAAGCGGCTTTCAAAATCTCACGCACCTCATCGAGCTTCTGGACCTCGTGCATCTTGCCGTCCTTGCCGGCACGATGGAGGTTGCCGTACTGATCGACGAAATGATCCACGTTGTGCGGGCCCTCCTTGCCGGCGATCGGGCCGGCCTTGGGAGCGCGACCGCTCGCGAGCTTGAGCTGGAACTTGCCGGCATTCTTGCCAGTCTCGGCATTCGCCTTCGGGCGGCGACCACCGTACTGGTTCTTGATGCTGTCGCCGTCACCACCCTTGTCGTCGGTGAACTGACCCCCATCGGGGCCGCCAGCCGGCGCATGGTTCTGGTTGAACTTCAGCAGGCCGCCGTCATCGAGCCGCTTCTTGAGGTCGGCGGCTTGATCGGCCATGCACTCCTGTGCTTCGGCCTTGGCGATGTGCTGATGGTCCTTGCAGCCGCAGCCCCAGTACTGGGTTGGCGTGAAGGCGAGGTGATCATCGGCGCGCTTGAACCAGTCGAACTTGGCCTCAGGATTCGCCGGCCGATCGACAAGGCTGATCTCGGTGATCATGACGCCGGTCACGATCGTCTTGTCGTTGGGGTCGCGCGCGAGCACGCGTCCGCCGATCGAGAAGCCCTTGTAGACCTTGTCCTTGACCTTCTTCCATGCCCGGTCGTCAGCCACATAGGCCCCGAAGTAGAGGCCCTTCTCGTCCATGTTGGCTTCGATGGCGCGGCCCACAGCGCTCGGCTGGTGCATCTCGCGCACGTTCTTCCAAAGCATGTAGTCTGGAAGTGCCTTGGCGATTGCGTCGCGGGTGACGATCTCGCCCTGCCGATCTCGACAATCCGTCGAGGCGTAGCCGAAAACGGTACGCTGCTCTTCGTCTACTTTGTGAATTTCCGCGAAGAACTCGATGTCCGGTGCGGTATTTCGGGCCATGGTCACTCCACTCGCTCTTTGGGTCCTATTCAGGTGCGATGACAAACGCCACAAAGGATTGTGGTTTTGTTAAAACCCTACCATAGGTAAGGAATTGTAAATCCGGGCAACAAAAAGCCCCGGGGGTGAACCGGGGCTCGGGGCCGGGCGCTTCAGCTACGGAAGCGTTTTCAGGATTGCTTGGCCTCGCGCTCGGCCACCTTCTTGCGCAGCGCAGCCTCTTCCTCGGGCGTGGCCTTTCGGCCACTGACCTTGGTGAAAAGCTCCAGCGTCTGGTCGGCCGTCAGGCCTCGGGGCCCGGGCTTGACCAACGTAAGAGAGGGCTTGGTCGCCATGAGAAATCTCCTTTACCTACTATCCCGCCAGACGTGGCGTTGGCATTGACCTCAACCGACTTGAACGTCTGGAAGTCGAAATAGGCCTTCTGGTCATGTGCCAGCGCCAGCTTACGAGCTTCCTCAGGTGTGTCTACCCGCACCGACACGTCAAGGAACGCCTTGCCAGTCGATGGATCATGCCAAGCCCCGATGAAATGGTTGGGCTGGGTCATTTGGTCAAGGTTCTTCTGCACATATTCGTCGATATGGTCCGGGGTAATACTCTTTGCATCCATGGCGAAGGAACGCTCCGGATAGGGTGACACCGCGTAGCCCTTTACCGCTTCCTCGCCGCTCAGCGGATTGTAGGTGAAGCCGCCATCCGCCTCGTGCAGACGATCGACCATTCCCTCCAGTTCCTTGCGATCCTTGTTCTTGCTCTGACCGCTGCCCCCTTCACCAGTCGCGCCATCGGCGCTCGCGAACTGGCCGCCTTCCGGCGATCCGGCCGCCACGTGGTGGGGATTGAACTTCAGAAGATCATCCGCGCCCTGCGCCTTCTGGACCAACTGGTCCTTGGACAAGGCGATGTAGCTGCCAGCGGGATCGATGACACCGTCATGCCCGGTACGCTTGGCATAGGCCGTGATGCTTTCCTTGCCCTTACGCCCAGTCTGGTAACCGCTGAGGTTCTTCTTGTCGCGCAGATCGAGCGGCTTGTTCATCTTGAGATGGACAGCCAGTACCTTGCCCTTGTCGCCATAGACGCCTGCGAGGTTCTTGCTGGTGGTCAGGAAGTAGCCACCCTCACGCGCCTCGTGCGGGCTGCCCGAGGCCGTGCCGTGATAGAACGTCTGCGGCTTGCCGTCCTTGCCTTTGAGAACATCGCCGCCGCCTGAGCTACTACCGTCCGATGAGGCGAATTGGCCCCCCGTGGAATCGCCGGGCGGCACGTGGTTCTGGTTGAACTTGATTAGGTCATCTGAATACTTGATCAAGTCCATGGTATTACTCCTTACCCTTGCCGGGAGGCCCGGTGAAGGGACCGCTTGACAGAACGGTAGTGGTATCGAGATTGGAAGGCACCCACGCGCCATTCTTCCACATATCGCTCACGATCATGTAGGTGCGCGTTCCGCGATAAGTCGTGCCGTCGACATCGACGTAGAAATACTCTGACTTATCAATCTGATGAGCGTTGTAGCTGTGGCTTCCCGCCATGACCTCATTCCAAGTCCGCTCGTACAAGTCCTTCATCTGGGAAACGTTCCGGGCATGCACAAGCTTATCTTGCGCAGACCATTCGGACTCAGGCTTCCCCACATACTTGCCGGTAATACCACGATCGTGCTCGTAGATCGCGTGGCCTTCGGTCTCTTTGGTCATGAACATCTTCTTAACGCCGACCTGTAGCTCGGTGATCATGCCATTACGCATCACGGGGCTGAGCAGCACATCGGCGCGATAGCCATCCGGCAAAGACTGGTTGATTCGATCCTTGGCTTGGCGGGCCACATTAACACCGCTCTGCTCAAGCCGGCGCAAAACGCCTTCCACTTCGCTGGGCTTGTCGACCGCGATCATGCCCCGCGTCACGTCGAGCAGCTTGCTCCAGTCCCCGCCTTCTTCTTTCACGACCTTCTCAGTGGCCCGGGCTTCGCCCTTCAAGGGCGCGATAAAGAGTACTGGCTTGCCCGTCGTTTCAGAGATCAGCTTCTGCCATTCTTCTTTGGATCGCGGCATGTCTTTGTTGATGCCGCCCATCTGGGAAACGACGCCACTACCCTTGTCGAGCCATTCGGCCATCTGGTCGCGCGCTTGCGTGCCCATGGCCTTCAATTGATCCCATGTATTGAAAGGCTGAGAAGCCGATTTGGGCAGCCCAGCGATCAGGCGCTGAGGCACTTCAACTTTACCATCAGTACTACTGCCCTCAGCGGACCACCGGCCGTGATCGTCACGCGGCTGATCTTCCGAATACTTGAGTAGTGGCGTACCCTTAAGCTCAGCCACCAAGGCGTCGCCCAAGATCGCGAGGTGCTTGGCCATCAGGTTGATCGGCTCGCTGTCGTCATCCTCGGCCGCTGCAGCGGCCTCGCTTGGCAGCTGAGCCTTGAACACGATGGCGCAGCGGCAGGAAGGATGAGCCGGCGAAGCGTCATCACCTGACTGGAAAGGATCATCGAGCGGTATCCAGCCCTGCTCGTGATTGGCGTCGCAGATCGGGCACGGCGTGTCCGCCACGATCCACGCCTTGGTCGACTGAATGCCAAGATCGTCGCGCGCATCCTTGGCCGCCTTGAGCGCGCCCTCGCTGTGCGCCCGGTTGATTTCCGTAGCTGCGATCAGCTCGGCCCGCTCCTCGCTGAACGGAAAGAGATCGTTGAGCGTCGCCGCGATCTCTTCCATCGTGAAGCCGTCCATCAGGCCATCAGCGATCGTCTGGCGCAGCATGAGGCGTGTGGTCTCGTCGATGCGCATGCGGGCGTTGGGGTTGTCCTCCAGCTCGCCGTCGATCCAGCGTTTGCCCACCAGCTCGGCTGAACGCTCCTCGGCCCAACGCACCGCGTAATCATCAACCCGGTCAAACAACTCGTTGGTGTCGGGCAAGCCCATCTTGCCCAGCGTCTGCTCGACCCCGTCACGCACAGCGGTAGTAGTGACCTCATCGAGCAGCGTCACCAGCAGCTCGGCATCGCCCATCTCCAGCGCGTCGGCGATCTCGGCCGCGATACGCTCGGCCTCGGCTTCTTCCTCGGGCGTGGCCTTGGCGAGAGAATCAGCCTTGGCGAGCTTGGCCGAACCACGCTTCCGTAGCTGGACCTGAGCGTTGAGCTTGACCTGATCGAGCCAGCGCTTGACCGCGTTGGCGTACTTGTCGATTTGCGGGCGCTTGCCCTGCCAGTCGACCCCGATGCCAGACGGCAGCTTGATGAAGCGCTTCTTGGTCTTGGCGTCGTGGTAGTACTCAGGCTGGTTGAATTTGAGAAGATCAATGGGGGCAGTGACTTCACCCTTCAGCAGCTTGCCGAGCTTGCTCTTGCCCTGCAGGCCGCCCCGGCTTTTGGCGTTGCGCGCATTGATCGCCTGATACTTCAGGTTTTGCTTGTAGCCCGGACCTTCTTGGCCAGTAGGAAGTCGGCCGTACCAGCTGACATGGCCCGCTTTCTTGGGATGGCTGCTGAACGAGACGGCTTTCGCGCGCGTGTCCAAAGCTTCTCGGGCGGCCAAGGTCTGCGCATTTTGCTGCTGCACGGCCTCGGCTTGCTGCTGGGTCGGCTGAGATGAGCCGCCTTCCCCACTACCCCCGCCGCTGGAGAACTCGCCGTGATTGCCGTGATTGGGATCGTACTTCAGCAAGCCGTCCATGGGCTAGTAGTCCACCCAGCGCGAGAAGCGTCGAGCGTCGCTCTTGAGTACTGGTTGCGGACCAGCGCTCACGACATCGTTGTTCTCATCCTCTTCGTCCGTCTGCTTCTCGTGCGGCGTCAGGACCGGACCTTGGTCGTAGCCATAGAGGCCGGTCGCCATCGTCACGTCCTTGGCCATGGCCACACCGATCGGCAACATAGTGTCGCCTGTCGCGAGCCAGCGCTTGAACGCGTCCATGGTCAGCATCGCCGCGTTGCCGATGCGCTGCTTGCCATCGGTGAAGGCTTGCTGGTAGGCGAGCTTCGCCGCCGTCCACGTGTCGAAGCCGAGCATCACCTTGTGCTCGTCGAACGAGCCACGATCAGGATCGTTCTGGTCGATGACATAGACCATCTTGGCATCGGGGTTCGGTCCGACGAAGGCATCGATATGATCGCCGTCCGCGCCCACCGTGCCTTTGATGTAGCCGTAGTGGTGCGGCATGATCACTTTCCAGTCGTCACCGCGCCGCGCCGAGCCGACCGGGTTCTCGATGCTGAGGTCGAGGCCTTGGAACTGGATGTGGCCCATGCGGTAGTTGCCGGCGCGCTTCTGGCCCGGCGTCGGATCATGATCGGCGTCGAACGCCGCAAGGTCCCAGCGCTTGGTGATCTCTTCCGGCCCGAGTAGTAGCTCACCCGTGTAGGCCTGCGCATCCTCAGGCAGCTCGGCATCGGTCGGATCAGTCAGCAGGATCGAGGGCGTGCCGTCGACCGCCAGCAATTCGCTGGCGCGATCGAGCAGCGGCTGCCAGTCAAAGTAGAGCCGGAAGCCATCCTCATCCTTGGCCAGCCGCGCGGTGTAGTTCTCGACCAGCAGAAAGGGCTCAGTCGCCTCGGGCTCGACGAAGCCGGTGAATTTGACCACCAGACGATCGAGCGGCTGTAGGCCGATCGAGCGGGCCCAGTCCTGCAGGCCGCCCGGATTGGCGAGCGGACGCTCGACCTCGTAGACCGCTTCCGTAGTCAGGACCTTCTGGACCGGCTGGCCGGGCTTTTTCACACTGACTGAAGCCGTTGCCCGGGCCTGCGCGGGGGCGGCTGCGGGACGGCCCTGCGGGGCCTGTAGGGCGGGTTTCCCGGGGACGGCCCCTCCACCCTTGCCCGGGGGCGGAAGTGCTGCGTTGGGCTTGCCAGCCCCGCCATTGGGCCCTGCCAAGGCCTTGCCTCCCCCGGGTTGGCCGGGCTGGCCGGGAGCGCCCATTCCCGGGGGCAGCAGGGGGCGTGCAGCAATGCTCGCCTCGGTCCCCATGTCGGTCCGCTCCTGCGGGTCGATCGGGACGTAGCCGGTCGCCGTCAACGCCATCGGCTCGCCGGCCGCGCCGCCAAAGGCATCCATGCCCAAATCCTCGCGCGCCTCGTCGATCGTCATGATGCCGCTCTTGACGTAGGTCGTCGTGATCTCGGCCGCCTGCGCGGGATCGGTCTCGAAATCGTGGTCCCACACAAATTCAAGATCGGGCGAGTTGAGATGCTTGCTCAGGATGCGATCGAACAGGTGCTTGAGGTACACCATCGTCGGCTTGGTGCCCTCGTTCTGTGCCATGTCCTGCGAGGACTCGGCAGTCGCCCGGTTGTTCTGCTTGATGAACGGCGTCGGGCTGATCGAGAAGCAGTAGCAGATGACGCGGGCCAGCCATTCGTCGAACTCGTCGAACAGGATTTCGCCGGCCCCGAGTGCGGTGTACTTCGAACCGTTGGGCACCCACCACGTCTTGGCCCGGTTCACGATCTTGCCGGTGAACATGCCGTCCCAGTACTGCTGCATCGCCGTGATCTGGTCGATCGTCATGTTGGTGCCGGCTTCCATCACGCCGTGCGGCGCATTGGCTCCATCATAGGCGGCCAGCTGCTCGGTGACGCGCTTGATGGAGAGATTCACGTAGGTGTAAATCTGCGCCACGTGCGGGTAGCCGTAGGCGAAGCCCGGCCGGCGATTGCGCGGGTAGTAGAGAAGTTCGTCGCTGGTGAAGTCGACGGCCGGCAGGCCCTTCAACACCTGCTGGTAGGCAACGCTCGGCGGCGACGGGATGCCGCCGTTGGCATCGAGCATGACGCTGATCGTCGCCCCATCCAGTACCTTGATGTTGCACAGCTGGCCCGAGCGATTGGGCACCATCTCCAGTGACGGTGCATCGTAGACGAAATGCTGCTCCAGAATCTGGCGCACGAACTGCGGCCAGTCGGTCTCCTTGCTGGGCGACATGAACAGCTGCGAGGCGTACTTGATGCGATCATTCTGATCGCCGCTCGGAAGAACGGTTTTCTTGTTCACCTTGCGCGGCTGGATATGCCAGTCGATGGACTCCAGCTGATCCTTACGCGTCTCGATCACCGAGCGCAGGATGCCACAGTTGTCGGCCAACGCCTGCAGGTCATGGAACGACAGCGCCATGTTGGCGCGCGGCTGGTAGTTGAGGTTGAACGCGACCGGGTAGTCCCAGATGCGGCCCTTGGCGTCCTGCGCCTGCGGCTTGAGGGGCTGCATCGGCCCGAACCACGCCTCACTCACGCCCTTGATGGTCGTGCGCACGCGCTGGATCGAGCGGGTCAGCGCACTGGGCGGCTTCACCGTCTTGAAGTCGTCAGCCATTAAGTCCTCTACTTGTGAAAGGTACTAGGCGATGCGCCAAATTCTGAGCGACGTGTCCTGACCCAAACCGGAATACTGGGAGACAACGCCTGATGCGAACGTCGTGTCGATGCACTGCGCTGTGATCGGGCCTTTCGGATTGGTGACGATGCCTGACACCGCAAGCAAATTGACCGCTCCTCCACTAACCTGCACGAGCCCCGAAGCGTAATTCTGAACGCCATCCCAGATGCGAGAAAACAAAGACGCAGCTCCAGTCGTATCCTGCATGCATGCTTGAAAGTAGCAGAAAAATGTTCCCGTCCGCCCAACATCGATACTTAAAATAGTGAACCAGACAGTCGTGTTGTTCAATCCGATCGGCCCTGAAAGAGCTGACTTGTAGTACTGATTGCGAAACGAAACAGGAAGGCTCTGACTAATACCCTGAAGCATGTAAGACTTTCCCTTAACCGATGCGCCAAACTCTCAGACAAGTGTCCCAGCCTGCACCACTGTACTGCGAGACGCCTCCAGCCGAACTCGTCGAGTCGTTGGCTTGCATTCTGATCGGGCCTTTGGGATTGACGATGATGCCTCCCAACTGCAAAGGCATGACTACAAAGGTAGGCACTTGGGTCAAGCCAGAAGAAAATGCCCTGACGCCGTCATTCAGCTGCCCATAGATATTCGCAGTAGTAGCCGTGTCGGATACGGCCATCTGGCCCCAAGCAAACCACACGCCGACGCGACCTACGTCGATGCTGCAGATCGTGAACCAGACAGTCGTGTTGTTGAGATTAGTCACCCCACTCGACACTGAGTAGTAACGGTTTCTAAATGAGGGAGGAAGGCTCTGGCTAATCCCATCAAACATTTACGATTCCTTCTTACGCGATCCTGAACGCACACATCGAAGTATCGAACCCAAGCCCTGACTGGTTGCCCTCAACAAAACCACCCGCGCCCGTCGAATCGTTGGCTTGCAAGACGAGTGGACCTTTAGGATTTACCACAATGCCCAGCAACCACATCGGGTGGACGAGTGCCCAATTCACACTGTCGGTTTGATTGATCCCAGAAGCAAAGGTGGTCACACCGTCCCACATGCGCCCGTAAAAGGTAATACCCGATCCTGCCACGGCGTCCTGCAGGAGCATCTGCGAATAGACCTCCCAGACGCCGACACGTCCGACATCGATACTGATCACGTTGAAAAACACCGTCGTGTTGTTCAGCGCGATACTCCCGGTCATGGCCTTCGAATAAAAGCGATTCGGGATTTCAATCGTCTGGGCTTGGCTGAGACCTTGCAGCACCGATCAGAACTCCTCAGCCCAAGTCACAAGGTTGACCTGCTTGCCCGAGGTGATCGTGGTCAGCACGCCGCCAAAGAGCGTCGAGCCGACATCAAGATAGATGATGCTGTTGCCATAGGCATCGAACAGGAACGGATTGGCGTTGAGGCCTGAAGCATTGATGATGCCTTGCATCACGTCAAGCGATGACACGGTGCCGAGGTTGCCAGCGTTGGCCGCAACGGCGGTCGTGCCGATCAGGTAGTTGACGCCGCCCTTTCTGACAAACAACTGAAAGCTGTTGGTCGCGGTATCGGTGCTGGTCAGTGTGAGGCCGACGACGCGCGCCCCGTTGGTAAGCGTGGGCGCGTAAATCTGCTTGGCGGTAGTACCGTCCGCGTTCAGGAACTGAACGGGAGCGCTGACCGGGGCAGCGGGGAAGATCGGGGTGGTGTTGGCAGCCATTTGTCAGATGATCCTTTTCAACTTCCGGGGGGAACGTAGGCGCAGGGCAGGTTGACCCTAAGCTGTAAAGCTTGGCCGGCGCTGGTCAGCACCAAGCATTGGTATTGGTAGGTGCAGCCGGCGAGCATGCTCTTGACCTGCTGCAGCACGGCTTGACTGGGCAAGCCGGTACTGGGAGACGGCTCGATCGCGGCGGCCCCCTGCAGATGGCCAGTCGCTGAGTCGCTGCCGACGATGACCGCGCACTTGATCGAGGTAACGGACGTGATGGTCTCGACGTTGGCCAAGGCCGGGCCAAAGTCGAACGTCAACGTCTCGACTTCCCCGGGCTCGGTAGGAGGCCGAAGTTCGATCGCGAGGGTCATCCACTACTCCTGAGAACTGCGTAGGGCCTTGGCGGCCTTGCCGATGCGAACGCGGCCAACGTCGAGCGCCACCAGCAGCCGCTTCACGCCTGTGGCCGTGCGCTTGCGACCATCATCCACCGCCGTGCGCAGCCGCTTGACCGCAAGCACGATGCGCTCAGGATCGACCGCGACCGTGACATGGATCGAAGCGACCAGCGTGAGCGTGTTGTGCGTCGTGAGCCTGATGAGGTGCGCGAGGCCGCGCTGAAGCCTCAGCACCTGCGGCGATTGAAGCCCTATGACCTTGCTGAGCTGGCGTCCGACCGTCAGCACGTTCCCACCTGCAAGCTGGATAACGACACCAGCCCTTCGCAACGCGCTGACGGTCAGGACATTCGACGAGCCAAGCGACACGACCTTGCCGATACTGCGGACCAAGCTCACGGGCATCTGTGAAGATAGGGTGATGAGCTTTCCGAGTTTTCGGGAAAGGGCCAGCGTCTGCCCCGTCGACAGATTGAGAAACACCCCGATCGCCTTGAGGCGCGTCATGGTCAGGGTATTGGATGACGTGATCGCGATCGCCTTGGCCATGCCACGCCCGACTGCCAGCGCGTAGCCACTCGTGAGCCCGATCGTCTTGGCCATACCGCGTCGCAGTGTCAGGACGTTGGGCGAGCTGAGCCCGAGCTGCTTACCGGCCGATCGCGTCAGGCTGAGGGTATTGGCCGAAGCGAGGCTGAGTGCCTTGCTCAACGCCTTGCCCACCCGCAACGTCAGGGTATTGGGGGAGCTGAGTCCGATCGTCTTGGCCAAGGCACGGCCGACCGTGACGACCTCGGCTGAACCGATATTGACGATATGCCCGATCTGGCGCGTGAGCGTCAGAACGTTGCCCGAGGCGATGCTCAAGGTCTTGGCCAGCTGGTGCGTGACCGTCAGGGCATTGGGCGATGAGAGGCCGAAGGTCTTGGCCAGCCCCTTGCTTAGCGTGACCACTTCCGTAGTTGAGAGGCTGATCGCCTTGCCGATCGAGCGCGACAGGGTCAGCGCGTTGGCCGAGCTGATCGAGAACACCTTCCCAACCGTCCGAACCAATGTGAGGGTATTGGGTGACGTGATCGAAATCGTCTTGCTGAGCGACTTTCCCTTGACCAGTGTGAGTAGGTTGCTGGTGCTGATCGAGATCGCCTTGGATACTTGACGCAGCACAGCTACGGAAGAAGCCGAGCTGAGCGAGATGCCCTTGCCGATCTGGCGGCTGAGTGCCAGCACATTGGCGTTGGCCATGGCCAGCAGATGCCCGATCTGGCGGCTGAGGGTCAGGGCATTGGGCGATGAAAGGCTGAGCGACCTCGGCATCGCCTTCATCAGGCTAAGCACTTCCGTAGTTGCGAGGCTGATCGTCTTCCCAACCTGCTTGGCCAGCTGAAGGGTATTGCCCGAGCTGAGCGAGAGGAGATGGCCGATCTGGCGGGTCAGCGACAAGGTAGTGGTCGAGGCGAGGCTGATCGCCTTCAAGGCCTGCTTGCCCGGCACCACGGTCAACGCTTCGGGCGAACTGAGGCTGAGTGGCTTGCCCACCTGCTTCCTGAGATTGGCCGAATTGGCATTGACCGAAGCGATGAACTTAGAAGTCGCCTTGCGCACCAGCATGGTCTCGGGCGTCGTGACGTTGATCAGATGCCCGGCCGCGCGCATCAAGGTCGCGGTATTGGTCGAGCTGATCGAGACCGCCTGATTGTACTGGGTGCCTGAGCTGCCCTGCAGCTGCGCATTGGTGTAGGTCGTGGCCCACGTGACCGTGGCGATCGTGCTGTTCCAGTAGGTCCCGCCAGCCTGATCGTAGCCCAGCCGGTAGGTGGTGATGCCAGCCGGCACCGAGCCCGACGTGTCGGTGATGACGGCAGCATTGTTCAACGAGCCGGCGAAGTCGTTGGTGCCCCACCGTACGCGGACATGGAAGTCGGTGTTGAACGCCACTGTGCCGAGATTGAGATCGCACTGGGTAGTACCGCCCGAGACGACGGTGAAGTGCACCTCGTTGCTGGAGTTGTAGAATAGTCGCCACAGATTGCTCGATGATGCGTCGTCGGCTTGGATCAGCGTCGCGGTGACGCCACTCTTGAGGCCGATCGGCGTCCGGCCGAAGAACGCGAGGCCGCGTGCGCCAAGGATCGTACTGTCGGTGACCGTCGAGGTATCGGCGGAACGTGTGACCGACGCGCCCAGTGTGAAGATCGGGCTCGATGGATAGCTGCCCAGCTCGATCTGGTTCTGGAACGGAAAGAACACCTTGCTGGCCGAGCTGGTGAACTCGCCAAAGCTGCCGCCCCCTGACAGCGTCGTGTTGTCGAGATAACCGACCAGCGCGGCGAAGTTGTTGGCCAGCGTCTGGCGGCCGGACACCCAGCACTGCGCCCAGCCATTCGGATAGGGTATTACCCCTGTCGCCACGATCGTCGGATTGTTGGAGCCAACCAACGTGTTGCCGACCGACGGTGTCGCTCCAATATTGTACGACGCAGCAAACCAGTCGTTGGTTGTGTTGTTGGGCGAAGCCGTGATGTAAGCAAAGCCGGCCGTGCTGTTCTTGAGCATGTACGACACCACGACATCGCTGGTCGAGGTGTTGATGCCGGTGATGGGATCGGTGAAGAACTCATGGATCGCGGTAGAGGCCGAGCCGGTCGCCGATGCCGCGTCGGTCGTGCCATCAGGACTGGTCGTGGCGTTGGCCGCAACCGTCAGATTGTTGGGATTGTGGTTGGCGGCGCTGAAATCCTTGGATTGCAGCGAGACGTTGGTACGAGATTCTTCGATCAGCAGCCCGAGGGGATTCGTCGTCGCATTCGGATCGTAGGTGATGCGCCCGGACGAAGGAGCCGCGACCACAAAGCCGCTGCTGTTCCAGATGGTGCCGTTGGCCCCGCCGCCGTAGGTCATCGCTCCATCGTTGGGAGCCGCCGCGTTGGTGTAGTCGGTCGTCCATGGCAGCGAGACGTTGAGCGTGTAGGTGATGACAATGAGACCACCTTGGCCATTGCCACCTGCCCCGGTTCCCGCCGCCGTGCGCCGGAAGCCTGCACCGCCGCCGCCTGCACCGTAGGTGCCGCCATCACCGCCGCTGGTCGAGGGCGTACCGGAAGTAGAGGTATTACCTCCGCCACCACCGCCGCCACCGCCTAGGCCGTTGGTGGTCCAAGCCCCGTCATTGGTATCACCCGCGCCGCCAGTCGAGGCCGAGCTGGTCTGCGAACCATAGAAGCCGCCACCGCCGCCTGAGCCGGCATTGGTGCCGGGGCTGCCGACGTGGGTCCCCGAGGTGCCGCCTGCACCGCCTGAGCCACCACCCGCGCCGCCAGTGGTTGCAGCAGCATTACTGCCAGCAGAGCGATTGTTAGCGCCACCACCACCGCCACCGCCAAATGCACTAGCCGACGTTCCACCTGCACCTCCAACGCCGCTCGGTCCGCCGGGACCACCACCGCCACCACCCGACGCGGTCGCGGCCGACGCCGTGGCCCCACCAACACCACCCGCATTCGTCGTCGTGACGGTGTAGGTGATCGAGGGCGTGCCGTTGGTGACGAACGCGCCAGCGGTAGTACTGCTTGCCGAAGCGTTGGCACCTGCAAGGCCTGCCTTGGCCTCGTAGGTATTGGTGGCCGTCGTGCCTTCCCAGATGGTCGAGTTGGCGACGCTGTAGCTGGTGGCGCTGTTGCCGCCTTTGACCTGAAAGGCAATCGTCGTCGTGCCGGGCGTGATCGTGCCACTCGAATACGTGAGCAGAGTGTAGACGCCAGCACCACCGCCCGAACCGCCGCGTCCCGACGTTCCAGTAGTACTCGCTCCACCATTGCCGCCCGACGACGCCAGCTCGACCGTATGGCCGGCCACCGTCATCGACGATGGCGCAGTCCACGGCGATGTCGAGCTGCTGGTGAGGAAGACCATTGTCACTTGCGTCAGTCTCCCTTAGCGTGACGCAAATGAAACCAAACGACATACACAGCGGCCTCACTGCAAAGTTCGTCAGAAAGATACTTCGCTATGATCCACAAAGCGGAAAGCTCTTTTGGAAAATAAGACCAAGCTACAGCGTAAAGTCCGGTGACGTTGCTGGGCTTCTGATGAGTGATGGCTACATTCAAGTAACAATAAGAACCAAAAGGTACTTGGCTCACAGATTGATTTGGCTGATCGTTTTTGGGCGATGGCCAGTAGCTGAAATCGATCACATAGATTGCGTTAAAAACAACAACCGCTTGTCGAACCTTAGAGAAGCTTCGGTGCTCGAAAACAGACGCAATCGATTGGCAAAGAAAAGCAGCCGTTCCAAAATAAAAGGAATCACTAAACTTCCAAACGGTCGCTTTAGAGCCGTGATCGGCATTCATTACAAAATCATCAATCTCGGAACGTTTAGCACTCCCAAGGCAGCCAATGACGCTTATCGAAAAGCAGCGCAGCAACATTTCGGTAAATTTGCTCGTGCTTAATTCAGTCACTTAGCCGACACCCGCATATTCCGCCCGGCCTTGATCAGACACGCGTTGGTGTGGTTGGCCGCATCCGCCATTACCTTGGGGATGCGTTCCCAGTGCACGGGCTCGTGCACCCAGTAGTAGGGGATGGTGAAGCCTTCCTCCTCACGCTCAGCCGAGATGTGATCGCCGACTGCGAAGGAACGCTCGACCACGACACGAAAGCCGCCGTACTTGTCGATGATGCCGGTCACCACCGACAGCTGAATAGGACGCTTGGCCCGCTCGATGCTAAGTAGGACCGAAGCGACCGACATCACACATACAGGAAGTAGCCTGTGACGGTGTCGGCCGCCACAAGGGCCCCAGTGTCGCTGTCGGCAGCGCCGGTCGTCGCTGCCCAGCCAAAGCCTCTTGAGCTGGGCAAACCATCCGGGAGAGGAATGGTTGTCGACTGGTTGGCCGGGATCGAGATCGTGAACCATGGCGCATCGGTGCCAACGGTCGGGGCAGAAGTCTTGTCGTAGACCTTCACGTGGACCGCCGCCGCTGCACTGTTGTGCAGCGAGTAGCCGTAGAGCGTTGCGGGGGCGGCCTTGACCAACGTCGCGTTGGTCGTGTTCTTGGTCTGGACGCGCGCAAGGAGATAGCCCTGCGTGGGAGCATTCTTTGCCATGGTAGTACTACCCCTTAGGTCAGAGTGTCCTTCCACGTGAACAGGATCGAGTCGTTCACGTTGAGGGCGATGCCACCGAAGTCAGCATGGGCGAACATGTTGCCGCCCGCCGCCGCGTTGACGGTCGCGGTCTGACCGCCCAGCGTGAAGTTGGCGCGCGCACCACCATCACCACCCACCGTGATCGGCGTGCCGACCGGATAGGACGTGCCGGCTGTCGAGCCGAGCTGGCCGCGCGAGAAGGTGATCGTGGTGGTGTTCTGCCCACCCGTCACGAGCACGACCTCGTTGCCGATCTGCATGTAGAAGTTGAGGGTCGTGGGGCCGGTCGCCGCGCCCAATGTCACGCTGGTCTGCGCGTTGGTGCTGATCGTCGAGGCGATCGTGGTCGTCCCCGACAGCGTCGTGGTGTCGAACAGGCCGGCCTCGGTGATGGTCTTGCCAGCCACAAGGCAGGTCAGCGTGCCGGTCACCTGATAGGTGTCGGCCAGCTGGGTCGAGGTGATCGCCGTCGATGAGCCGGCGACGCGCGTTTCCGTAGCTGGCGCGAACAAGTTCACGTCAGAGTTAGCCGACGCGGTCACGGCGCTGGTGCCCCAGCCGATGTTCAGCGGCTCAGAGCCCAGTCCCTTCATGCGGCTCCACAGGATGGAGCGGCCGGGGTACGTCACGACAGAGGCGTTCGCCATCGAAGTCTCCTAACTTGATCGGGGGTTAGAGGGGTGATCGGGGGCGAACCAAGATGGCTCAGACCATCGTGTAGAGCTTGCCGAGCTGGTCGCGTAGTTCGTCGAACACGCTATCCCAGTCGCCAAACTCCGGTTGCCGAAACAGTCGAACGCTCGGGTACCAGTCAGAGGTATTACCGTGGCGTCCCCAAATCCAATACGGCTCCTTGCCGAGTAGTACCCAAGTACGCACGCCCATGCAGCCCGCAAGGTGGGCAGCCGAGGTGCAGATCGTGATCACGAGATCGAGCTTGGCCATGCACGCGCCCGTGGCGACGAAGCCATAGGGCTGGCCCACCCACTTGCTGAGATCGCAAATCGATTCGTTGCCCGAGCTGGTATAGAGATCGTCGCGGCCGGGACCGACCTGAAGGCTGTAGAGCATCCAGCGCGGATCGCCCGACAGCTCGATGAACTTCTCGATCGGCACCGAGCGGCGACCGTTCTCGCGCATCTCGGGGTTGCCGTTCCATACGATGCCGACCTTGAGCGGGTTGCCCAGTTCCGGCTTGGGAATGGCGAACTCCTGCGCGACGCAGCGCTGCTCGATCAGGCCCGGATCGAGCGGGATGGTGTCGGGCCGCGTGCCATGGATGCGCGGCAAGCTCATCATGTACGTTCCGTAGTCGGCCTTGTTGTCCTCCCACGGAATGCCTTCGGGTTTGTAGTTCACGATGCCCCGGCTGACATACTGCCACAGCGGCTTGATCAGCTGATGGTGGCAGCAGAGGTTGATCGTGCAGGTCGGCCACTTCTGCTTGATCCACCACAGGTACCGGCTGAACAGGAAGGTATCGCCCGCGCCCTGCTCGCTCTGCACATAGAGCGTCTTGTCCGTCAGGTCCTCGCCATCCCACTGCGGCATGGGAAACACTTGGTACTTGTTGACCAGTCGCCGGGCCTCGTAATCGACCAGTCCTTTTTCCCAGTCGCCCATGTCGAGGCGGGTGAAGGCCCGCTGCAGTAGTACCTTGAACTTGTCGGGGTTGCGGCCGAGGACGATGTCGAACTGGTTGACCGCTTCATGGAAACGCTCCAGCGTCGTCAGCGTCTTTCCGTAGTTCTCACGGACATCATCGTATTCCGGCCACCGCTCGGCTGCCTTGCTGAGCAGCGCCGCTGCCTCGTCGTAGCGCCCGAGCTGCCACAGGCAGGCTCCATAGTTGGCGGTATAGGTCGGGTTGTCCGGGCGGCTCAGCATGCAGCGTTCAAAGTAGCTGGCCGCCACCAAGAACTTCTGATCTTCGAAGAAGTCGTGGCCGCGAAGGTTGATCTCCTCGATGAACTCGTTTTCGCGGACGCGATCGATGGCCGACATATCCATGGTGAGCGTGATCCTCTTGCGAGCGTGAGCGTCAGACGGTGATGATGGCGGTGCCGCCTTCGGTGAAGCGCTGGACGTTGGGATCGGCCGTCGACAGACGCAGGACCAGCGAGCCGTGGGTGCCAGTCGGGTCGACCAGCTCGACCTCGGTGATCGGTACGACGACCTCGGTCGGCACGCCGTTGATGTCGGCAATGGTCGAGCGCTGGGTGCTGCTCACGCGATTGACGCTCATGTGGATATCCATGCGGTAGTACTCCTCAGGTAAAGATGCGATGCCAGATTTCTCCCAGCACCTTCACAAGGCCGACACGTCGACCGTTACAGTTGGGGCAGAATTCGCCGACCGGCTTGCCTGAGCGCGGGTCCTCGGTAGCGACGATGCAGCCGGGCCAGCCCATGTAGTGCTTGGCCTCAGCGACATTCTTGGGAGCCACCCAGACGCCCGGCGCGCCGCAGTGCGGGCACGACTTGACGACGACAGCCTCCAGCGACTGGCGATGCTTGGTGTTGCCACCAAGCGCCTGCTCATTGCTCATTGTGATCTTTCCTCTTTAAGCGCTGCCGGCGTGGTCCATGTGGTAGAGCCGCCGCGCGGCGCATTCCATCTCCTGCATCGTCAAAGCGCCATTGATCGGCATGCAGGAGGAATCCATGTCGGTCGCCATGACAGACGGCCGACAATAGAAGCGATAGAGGCGGCCGGCCGCGAGGATGTCCATCGCGAAGTATCTGACCACTACCCCGGTTTCCATCTCGTAGCCGATGACCTGAATGGATTCTGGCACGCTACCCTCCAAACTCAGGCGTGAAAGCGCATACGAGGCGACCGTAACCGCCTCGCAAACAAATCCAGACTTCATCGTCCTTGCTGGGATACCAACCGTGATAGCGCTTGAGAGTCACCGTCTTGCCGTCGAAAGAAACGGTGACGGTCTCATCGTTCTCAGCGATCACCTTGGCCTGATGCCACACATCCTTGTGGCAATCGTTGGGGCCGCAGCAGTGCGTGCCCCCTTCATCGACATAGCGGCCGAGCTGTATCCACTCGGCGTCTCCATGAGCCAGTGCGGTGGGGATCGTAGCGGTAAGTAAGATTGCCGAAACGATCCCCGCGAGCTTCACGCAGCGTCGCGTCTCTGAAATGGACCGTAGGTACTACTCGGGTGCGGCAAGCGTCGTGTGAACGCGTAACGCAGCACCGTGGTCTCGGGGAAGGCTGGACCTACGCGCTTCTGGGCGAGCAGCGCCGGCAGCATCTTGTAAACCATCACCGCCTGATAGGCCATGTACGACGGCCAGAAGATCAGATCACCAAGCGGGCCCAAGGGGCGATTGACGATGCTGCACCCGACGACGATCGCACCGATCATCGACATGTAGCGGAAAAACAACGCGACGCGGGACACTTTCCATGGCTGGAAGAACAGCAGGAAGAACACAGCTGCTGCTGCCAGCGCGCGCACCGTCCAAAGCGAAGGCTCCAGCCAGTGCACCAAACTCCAAAGTTCGGCTTCAACGTTGTAATGAGGCATCGTCAGGTTCCCTTCGGTTGGTCCTGTTCGTCATCGGGCAGCCCGAGCTTGTCGCCACCCCATTTGATCGCCATCGACTCGGCTCGCTTCTGCAGCACTTCAGCGACGCGCATCGCGCTGTAGGCCAGTGTCATCGAACCGAACCCAAAGCCTGCGCTGAGCATGGACAGGCCCGTCCACTCCCATTGCATGTGAATGGCGACATACGGGACGCCAACTCCCGTGAACAAGATGCTAGTGAGAAGCGCGACTACTACCGAAGAAGCCCGCGCTTCCTTGATGAAGATAACGATGCCTGAGGCAATAAGTGCCGTCCCTTGGCACACTGCCATCAGATCGAGGTTCGTGCCCCACCAGATGAACGGGCCGTTACTTCCCATGTGACCCTCCCATCGTGGCGAGAATGAGTCTGCACTGGAAGTGGAATAACTCCTAGTGCTCGATCTTGAGATGGATCGCTTGCGGCCGGCCCTTGTTGTCCTTGATTTCGAAACTGACAAGGTCGCCTTGATTGAGCGAGTTGAGCTTGGACTTGTGCATCGAGGTGATGTGAACGAATACATCCTCATTGATCGATTGGTCAGGCACCGGGGTGATGAACCCGTAGCCCTTAGCGATGTCGAACCACTTCACCTTGCCCGTGACACGCGCTGTAGACTCACTCATTGCAGCTTCTCCTTGATCTCCCTCTGCCGCGCCATGCTCTCGCGAATCCGCTTGGCAGGATCGAAGCCGATGAGGTCGCCATAGCCGCGCTTGCGCATCTCGCGCGCGCGGTCACGCTTGGGTGTTTCCATCACGGATTTCTTCACCGCTTCGTAGTCGAGCGGATTGAGGACGATCGTGTCGGGCTTGTGCTCCATCCGTAGTTCGGTCGGGATCGGCTCGGTGATCCAGCCAGCCCAGACGCCATAGCCGCCATTCTTCGAAGTCCAGAAGGCCTGCACGCCGCGCGGCATCTCATTGCACTTGCGGATCGTCATGCCCGACTTCTCATCGTAGAACGGCTCTTTGCCCAGCGTTGCCATCGAATCCCTCAAACTGTTTCGGCCACTACCCTTCGGCAGCCTTGTTGCATCAGCGTCTGCGCCACGACTTCGTCCTTGGTTCTGAGCAGGCCCATTCGATCGGACGCAACGCGGACCGGCCGGCCAGTACTGGAAGGGACGTAGAAATTGGCGTTTGGTTCCGTCCGCAGAACGATCTCATCCGGCTCCTGCGGCGTCGGGATCATCCCGAGCGGCGTGCCGGCATGCATCGCTTCGGCAAACGACCGGGGGATCGGGGTATTGGCTGAAGGGGTCGGCGTACGGCCATGGGCGATATCGGCCTGCTGACGGTAGTACTCAAGGAAGCCGGTTGCGCTCGGCTCGACCATCAACTCACTCACGGCCCACACCAGCGCATCGGCCCGGTTGGGGGAGCGCTCGCCGATATAGCCGTGGGTCGTGAAGGCACATTGCTCGTCCTCCAGCTTGGCGAACCCTTCAGGGTCCATGCCCAGCATTGCGGTCGGGTCGCGCCGCTCGACGTGATGAACCTTGCCCTGCTCGTACAGCGCCGCCACCGGCTCGGCGCGAGGCGTCTTGCCGCGCGACGCGGTCACGACCTTGATCGGGACCGCTGGATCGGCCGTGCGGATGGTCGACTCGACCATCGCGCCGCCGTAGTTGATCTCGGCCACGATCGAATCGGCCTTGTAAGTGTGGTAGGCGAACACTGCAGCCCGCGCCCAGTCGTGCGGACCACCCAGCATCGTGCGATCTGCAAGCACATAGCCGTGGCCATCTTCACCAATGCCCACCACCATGATGCCGATTTCATCATGCGTGACATCGAACTGGTTCTTTGCACCTGAGGGGTCGACCGCAACCACGATACGCGTGAGGCGCGGTACCTCGTCGCTGTATCGGCGGCATCTGGCGAGCGTGGTCAGCTTCCACAGCGCATCGTCGCTCTCGTCGACATAGTCGCCATCGCGGAAGCGCTTGCGATATCGCTCGGGCATATCGTCGAGCGATAGAAGGTAGTCCTTGTCGAGATTTTCCGCATTGTCATGCGGGTTCATGAACAAGCGGCAGTACGCTTCTGGATTGGTTAATGGACGCCGGCTGATCGGGTCCTTCTTGTCGCCAAACTGGATGTTGGTCCAGTGAGCAGTACTACTCGGGTTGAGATCGTAGTAGGCCTTCTGCCTGAGGCCCGTCACATTCTCGGCAAGTCGCGACAGCGCGATCATCACCGAGGAGTAGGGAATCTGCGAACACTCGTTGAGATAGATGGTCGAGTATTCGTTGCCGAGGATTTTCTCGGTGCGCTCTTTGTCGTCGAGCCCGCCAAGCCAAACCTGACTGCCGTTTTCAAATTCGAAGTAGTGGAGCGACTTGTTGGCGATATACCGGATGCCCGGAAAGAACGTCGCCATCACCTTCGGGAAGGTGTCCATGCCGATCGAGGGCCAAACGGCATTCGACCGGAAGCGCAGGATGGCGTGACGGCTCTTGACCTTGAGCGCGCGAATGACGACCGCCCGCACCAGCGCTGTCGTCTTGCCCGAGCGCGAACCGCCGACAAGGCAGATATGGCGCGCCGCACTGCCGAGAAGGACGTTGGCCTGCTGCTGCTTGGTACTGAGCTTGCCGAGGCCGGCCTTGATCAAGTCCTGATCGAGCTGATCGATGACCGCTTCCTCGGTCATCACCGTGTAGGGTACTGGCTTCAGGTCAGCCTTGGGCCGGCGACGCTCCAGTGCTTTCGGTCGACGGCGCTCGGTGACTTCGGACATCAGAGGTCGATGTCAGAGCCTTCCAGCACGACGGTGAGCTGGCGACTGCCTCGGCTCTGTCCGATGCTGACCGACTGGATACGGGCGTGGGTGTAGTTGGCGGCCGATTCGGCAGATGCTTGATTGAGCGCGCGCATCTTGATTGCCATCGCCTCGTAATGGGCCTTTTCCTTTTCCTTGCGCTCGCGGGTCTTTCGCACGCGGAAGCGCTCAGTGTCCCCGATCGCCACAGCGCGCCGCGCATACTCGTCCGCCTGCTCGGCGTACCAGTGCATGTTCTTTTCCATGTAGTCGAGCGGCATGGGATCGCCGCTGTCCTGCATGCGCTGGCGTATCTGCTGATCCTTCTGGACCAGCGCGGCATCGGCTGGACGGGAAGAAACGCGCTTCTTGGACAACGCGGGGTGATCCTTCTCGAAAAATAGGCTGGCCGCCGGGATTGCCGAGCCGAAAGTTGGCCTCTCTCCAACCGCCAGAAATTGACGGCCCCCAACTCTCAACTCCCCGATGACCAGCCTTGCTGAGTTTGCACGTGGGAGGAAATCGACGAATAAGGCGTTACGCTACGCTTACGCTTTACGCTGAAGGCTGAGCCCCTTCGCCAGCTGCCGGCTTGACCGGAACAGGCATCGCAGGATTCATATCGAAGTAGTACTGCTTGCCGAGTTCGAACTGCGCGAGCGCAGCTGGATTGCAGCACACCATCACGAACTGACCATAGGGCGTGTACTTGTTGAAATTCATGTCCTCAGCGATCGAGTTATCGTACTCGGCACTGAAGGTCAGCTCCTTAGCTTCCGAACCGAAAATGTCGGCCTTTTTGGTCAGCCGGAATTTGGCGCGAACGGTCATCAATCTATCTCCTTGGTTTGGAATTGAGCGGATCGCCCGACCCACTAAATGCAGGGGTTTGCGGGTGAAAGAGGCCCAAACGGCCTGTTTTCAGGCATGCGTATAGGGCCAAGACTTCTCTGCCTATGCAGATGCAGCACATCGTGCAAGGCCCTAGGAAGCCCGTACAGAGGCTTTGGCCGGGGGTGTGGCAGGAGAGTACCCCAGACAGGGGTGCGGCCCTTCCTTGGGGATGGGAAGGGCCGCGTTGATACTCGGGGCAGGGGAGT